ACCGGCCACACATCTACTCGGAGAAGTTCGTTCGCCAACACTGTCCGGATCTCCTCAGTGAGGTAGCAGTTCCGATCGATGTCGTACTGCGGCTCAAGCGATAGTGAGAACTTGATCGTATTTGTGTACGGCCCGATGTAGCGGTTCTCGATGTCGAGGTATCGAGCGTGAGGGATTTCGATCTTCTTGATCTTGTCCCCGATCTCGATGAAGATGGTAACCTTCGCCTCGGGCACTTCCGGTGTACTGGGAGTTCGTACTTGCCGGATGTCGGGAAGGTCCGATTGCGCTTCACTCATTGAACGCCTCCTCTACCATCTTCTCAGGCGTCTTAAGGCGGAGCGCCCCTTCGTTGTCAACGACACTGAAGTGAGGCTTCCCATACGCCTGACGCGGAACCTTGTGGACCCTGTCAGCCTTGTCACGGACGTTCCCATGGTTGCTGACCTCTACTTCAGGGAACACCGCAGGAGCCACCCAGACCTCGTCTACAGGAGGTTCATAGACATCGATGACCCAGTCAATGGACTTGGAGACCTCGGGATGTGCCTCTTTGAGCGCAGCGATGTCTTCCGCAGCTGCACAGGTCTTAGTTACCTTTTTCACGCTTTACCTTTCTTCCACTCGTCGTTGAAGCTGTACATCCAGTCCAAGGATGGTGAGTACCAGATGGAGCGGTACTTGGGACGCACTCCAAACTTGTACAGGACCCATTTGATTCGTCGCATAAGTTTCACTACACACTCCAGTCGTGTGGACTCTTTGATTTGCCCCAGCCCCATTTTGCTTCGAAGATGCACAGGGCGAGAAGGATTGCTGATAGGCCGACGCCGACCCATGCGCTGGTACCGCCATTTAAGGCGATGAGACCGAAGACGAACAGCAGGATCGTCCACCAGACTATCGATACGATGGTAAACATCATGCTGCTTCATACCTAACTGCTGGCCAAGCGTCATTGACCAGCTCCTGCACAAATGCATTGACGGAGTTTTGATTTCGGATGATTGAGACCTGACGACGCCGTTCAGGGTCACGCGGATCTACTCGGTGAGGAACGACGTTGCCGTGCCTGCGATTCCTAACGGTTCCGGCGGCGCTTACCTCGTACTCGGGAAACTTTCGGCAAGGCTTGAATTCGGTATCCTGCTTTTTCAATTTTCTTCGACTCCCCAGCCGTGTAGAAGGTATCAAGGTAGTTGAAAGGCTCGTCAAGCCAGAAATACATCTTCGACGCTGCCGCCTGCTTCTGCAAACGCTTTAAGCGCCTGCTCCGTCTCGGCGACCCGCCTCTCACAGGGAAAAGTAGGTGGAACCCAGACGTCCTTCGGGACCCGAACAACGGTGACAGAGACACCTTTGAACCCTTTAAGAACGTCTCCGCCCATTGTAGCCAGCTTGACTCGATTTGGGTTGAGCCCATTTCGGAGTGCATAAATTGCCCCAATGCGTTGCGACCCGAAGACGATGATCGGGCTTGGGGTGTGTTCCAGTAGTGTAGGACGGCCTTTGTTGGTTCCAATTTTCTTAGCCAACTTTCTTGTCTTCCCGGGTGAGGAGTGTGCCGTACCTGTGGGCGCCGATCAACGTCATCACGAAGAAGGCTGGGAGCCAGAACGTGAAGGTCCAGTTGAAGAGGCAGTACAGGAAGAAATAGAACGTGGCGAACATGAGGATGAAGTTCAACCACACCCAGCCGTACCCGACGTTCTTCTTGGTTTCCTTGCTGAATGTTTGGATGGTCATTTCTTTACCTCCTCGAGGACGACGATCCAACCGTGGTTGAATTTCCAGACACGCTTGTAGTACCTAGTAGGTTCCATTATGCTGCAATACTCCTTATGCCATAGACCTCTTTGAGAAGGTCCTTGATGTAATAGTTCTTGAAGCCACTGACGCCGTCTGTCTTGAGCTTGACGAACTTGCCGTGCTCGTCTTCGAACGTAGTCACTCGGTGTCGGCTCACGCGGCGTACTTCGCCAGTTGCATGGATCTCGTACTTGGTCCGCTTGGGGATGAGAGCCCACTCCCCAGCTGGCTGATAGACTGCCGACTTGCGTAGGTTTGTAGGTACATAACCCTTGAAGGCCATTGACATGAGCCTTTCAGGGTGTCGTGCCTTCGCGTTCCCAGCGTCGTCCAAGAGGCTGTAGTTGGGCGAACCCTTCTGACTTACTCGGAGTGCGACCAACTGTTTTGTCCTGCGGTTGATCACTTGACTCTCCCGGTTGATCTTGTAGCGAGAGAATCCGGGAATAGACGCCCACTCAGGACCTAGGTCGTCCACGTACGGCTTAGCCCTGCCAGCAGGCTTCTTTGGTGCTTTCCGTACCCAACGATGCCTACTCTTAGCCTTCGGAATCTTAACGACTGGCGCAGGGTCCTCAGGCTTTGGAATGAGGTGGGGGTATGTTTCGTAGAGGAGCTCCTGCACGCTGTTGGCGATTGGGAGTCCGTCTCGGCGCAGCCGTACACGAAGATGCTTTTCGTCTTCGAAATTGGCACGACCCATGTACTGGTCAACCCACGACTTGGTTTCCTTATGACGGATAGCTGAGTAATCTGCCATCTCGTAGTCCGGGAACGATGGGATAGTTGTCCATTCTTGCATTATTCTGAGACCTTACTTGGAGTTAAAGGGTGTGAAGTTCGGGGAACGTCTTCCTGAAGAGCCATTCGACGGCCATCGTCTTAAGCCGTCCAGCTCGTCCATCAAACAGCAGGACCTTGACACGATCGCCCTGTGTTTGTGGAACGGTCTTCTGAGTTTCCCGGTCGATGATCATGCGGTTTTTGTTCATCTGGTAACCGGGGAAGTCTTCGAGCGTCCTCCACTCCATCTTGGTGTAGATGTTTGAGACGTCCTGAGGTTCCTCCGGCTTAGCAAACTCGCCGATGAATTCCCGCCTGTTGTGCTCACGCCAAGGATTCGTCTTGTCCGTACGAGACAAAGCGTGACCGAGCCAGTCGTTGCCCACGGGAAGATCGTGAACAACCCTGTCGAGGTAGTCCAGTTCGATCTGCTCACGAACCGGATCTTCAACGAGCGGGTAGGGCTGTGGATGCAGGGATGCTGCATCATAGAGCTCTACTGCCGGTTGCTGAACGACCCTGACGTGATCCTTGTAGATCGTGCTGGTTGCTGCCATGCGCTCGAGGAGTTCCACACTTACATAAACCTCCTCACGCAGCTGGGTATCACCATCGAAGATCGGGAGACGTACGTGCTTCATTCTGGTTCTCTTCCTAGGATTTGGTTGATAGCGGAATCTACCCGAGCGGCCATGATCAACTTATGACCCTCTTTGAGCATCCTGTCAGCTACTAGAGTTGCCAAAGCGGTCAGGCCGTCCGGGTAGAGCACGCCAGATTTGTTCAACTCATCCTTGATAATCCGGATGAGGTTCTCACGGTGAGTCTGGAAATCAGACACTCGGTGCAATCGGCTCGACGGGCTTCTTGTCCAGCTCGAAGAACCCGTTTGCCAGCTGACGCCCAGTCCGCGTGTAGTTGGCTTCGAGGCCGGCATTGGTGAGGATGGAGTGGTACTGCTGGTCGCCGAACTCAGCGATGATGTAGAGACCTGAAGAGAACTCGAGGAAGTCGTCCGACATGCCAAACTGACTCTCAAGCGACTTCTTGTTCGTCTTGTTGATTCGGATGGCCTTGTGCTTGGTCTGTGCGCTCATTCGCAGTATCCTTCTTTGTCTCGTAGTTTGCGTGATGCTGGGGTTTCGTCGTGCGGTTCGATGATGGCATCGGCCTCAGGTACCAGCGAGTGTGGGAAGGGTTTGTGGAGTAGCCCGTTGACGTACCAGTTTCCATTGGTACGCTTCTCCCAAATGTCCCCGGTGGCACTGTCTACATATGTACCGGGGTCAAACAGATCTTCGGGGTACATCCTTGCTCCTTCTTGGAACTCGCCGAGGCACTGTTCCATCATTCGCCTTTTGGGAAGGCGGCCGACATGATCGAGTCGAGTGAAATGGTGTGCTTCCGGAGATCAACCCAGAAGTCTACGAACTCCCCTTCGTTGGGGCGCATCGAGTATTGGTACGGCTGGACGTTGTGATGAGTACCCCGACGACGTACCTGCCGGTTCTCGTTCACCTCGTACTCAGGAAACCCTGCTACAGGCTTCCAGTTCTCGTCCCGCTGTTCATGACGCACGATCTCAGCCAACCTTCCGTAGCCTTTGGCGCGCTTGTAGATGTCTGAGGGCTTAGGCTTTCCCATTAACGACCCTTACTTTCTTCCGGGAAGGTTTCGAGCATGATGTTGGATAGTAGCCGCTCCACATACCGCCCTTCGCTATCTGTGAGCTCGACGAACAGGCAGCCGTTGACGACGTACGGACGAGTGATGTGCTGGGAGATGTTGTCGTTGCGGACGCGACCCTGATTGCTGGCGCTCCAGTTGAAGCCCGGGATCTTCCGCCACTCCTCTTCGAACATTGACGGCTTCGAAGACATGTCCAGCTTCTGCACCTTGTAGATGACCGACTTTGGGAGGACGCGGTTCATGAGCCTTTCGGTTGCTGCCACGTCCTCAGCGCAGTATTTGATCTCTGCTTGACGTCGCTCCTCCTCACGATGACGCTGGAACTCCTCGTCACGCAGAACGGCATCCTTGTAGATGCTGTCAAACGTGATCGCCTTGCCCTCGCTGTCGGTGTGACCGTACTCTTCCATGAGCATGGTCATCATCTCAACGACGACCGACCACGGTGCCGCTATGATCTTGATGCGCTTAGGATCGGTCTTCTCGATGTTTCGGATGTACTTCTTGGTCAGGAAGTTTGCTTTTCCTGAGGCGTGACGCCAAAGACCCTTGTCGACCTTCTCGTAGTGACCAAGACCTTCGACGTGGATGAAGGTACCTACGGGGTGCTTAGAAAGTTTCATCTTTTTTTCTCCTTTCAAGAGAGGTTATGCTGCCAGTCGGTACGCCCCACCAACAAAGGCCTTTTCGTTAAAGTCCTTCTTCTCAAGGATGGACTTCAGGATCGCTTTGTCAATGAGGCTGTTCGACTTCAATATGTAGTAGTACAGGTCGACGTACTTGGTGTTCAGTCGGTCGATTCTGCCCTTGGCTTGATGGTTGATCTTGTAGCTGTAGTTCAGAGAAAAGAAAGCCATCGCGTCAGTACTGATACAGTTCCATCCTTCTGCACCAGCGGTGTATTGGACAAGATAGACCCACCGCTTTCCCCCGGGTACCTCCTCATGCTTATGCCCATTCCACTCAGCCGATTTGATTCCGTGGAGCTTAGCGAGTGTTCGGAGGTCTTCCAACTCGTAGTTGAAGTTATAGAAGACGATGAGTCGGTCGTGACTGTCGAGCAGCTCACTGATTGCCTTGAGGCGTGAGCTATGACTGTTGACGAGTTTGCGGGCAACAATGAAGAGTTCTCCAACATCTTTAAGAGGTCGCTCTTCGTAGATATGCCAGCGCTCTTTCCAGACCTTCTGGAACTTAGCCTCGTCGTATCCCACCGGTACATACTTGATATGTCTGGTGGTGTGCCGGGGATAGGGCATATTGACAGTGATGTTCCGCCGATGCCGATTGAGAACGCCTGTGTCGACATAGCGTTCAATCTGAGGAAATTTGCTAAAGCGCTTCCAAACAACGTGTTTATCTGTGAATTCCGTTTTGTTCTTGTAGAATCCATTTGCAATGAACAGGGGACAGTAGTCCATCCAAGTATCTCCCGGAGTAGCCGAGAGCATGACCCACTTGTTGCGCTTGGCAATGGCAATGAGAGCCTTAGACCATTTTCCGTATCCCACTGCACGCTGCTCGTCGAAGATGAAGAAGGCATTCTTTACATCCTTGTAGTTGTCGATGTTGTTCCACGAGTCGACAGTAACTTGAACCCCACTAATGCTGAGTTCGCGTTTGGTAGACAGATTAAACGGCGCGCATTCCTCCTCCCACTCGAGCTTATCGCGCTTCTTCGCAGTGGTGATGATGTAGAGGTCTTTAGGGTCCTCCATAGGTGCGAAATCGCCGAAGCCATTGTGTCGAATGCCGCCCCGACAGACTTTAAGGTAGTAGTAAGCGACCGCAGTGATTGACTTGCCGGTGCCAACGTCTCCGTTGAGTACTGATCCATTCTTCATCTCCTCGAGGGCTTTTAGTTGATGCGGATATAGTTCTAAGGCCATATAGCTTTCTTGGATCTCTCCCGTTTGATTTGGATCGCACGGTTGGTGGCTCTTCGGTCATAGAGAGGTAGTGCGTAAGCGTCGGCACCAGAGAAGAACAGGAATGATTCCTTGTGGTAGAGAACCCTCACCATTGCTAGAGGGTTCTCCTTCTGAAGCTGGGCAAGCTCGTACGTCCAACCGTCAAACACATGGTCGGCAATGACTGACGTATCAAACCTGTAGTAGAGGATACTGTGAACGAGGATGATCCGCCGAAGGTGGTGGATTCGCTCTTCGTCAGTACCTCGCTCCCAGTACTCCAAAACCTGATCTTCTACCCGGGCCATGACTGATAGATCGGCTTACGAGTTAGATGTTCCCGGACATGTTCACGATTCATGGAAACGATGTCCAAACACCATGGGGAAGCACACTGCCAGTACACGTTATCCCTCGATACCGGCATTCCAGCTGGTGTAACCAGAATGTTGTTCTTGAGAAGGTAGTAGTGCTTGTGAGGCTTGAGCTCCATCGATCGCCGAAGTGAATTGATGGAGACGCAGTGGCCTAAGCTAGGGTTAGCTGCAAGCCATGCTTCCTCCTCGGTACGCTGCCTCAAAGGAGGTATTCCCGGACACCACCTTGGGAACAGCCACAGAAAGCCTGTGCGCCATTCGTGGAATTTGTGCGTGTCGCCCTTCTTGCAGCGTTGCTGCTCAGGGTACTTCAAAGTGTCAAACATCAGTTAGACCTCCTAACCTCATCGAAGGCATTGGAATACGACCATCCGATGCAGTAGTAATCCCCAGCACCGGCATAGTTCCTTGCTCCAGCGTGGAACAGGTGGCCTTCGTGCTCGAAGTGTTCACCGCAAAACCTGTAGAAAATCATGCTGCCAATTTGTCCTGCTCGACATCGCAAGCAATGATCTTGACGCCAGCCTCAGCATTAGCTACATGCATCCATCCGGTAGGCGTCTTCATTACCATGTGTGTGCAGTTAGCGTCGCTGCAACCGCAGACCTTCAAATTACTCATGCTACGTTCTCCCCATACCATTCGTCGTAATATCTGAAGGTGTAGCCCATGTGTGAGTTCCGCTCCCCCCGCAGGCAAGCATAGATACTCCCATAGTCTCCACCGATGTATCGAGCACAGTCACGAGCCGTACGATATACGTCGCCCGTTTCGACTACCTCGATTTGACGACCCGTTTGTTTACGGGTGCTTAGAAATGAATTCGCTGAAAGGCGCTCTCGTTTTCGAAGACGTAGGTTGCCGACCGTGTTGTCTTCTTTATCGTCATTCCAGTGGAAGACCTGCTCCCTCGGATCGTAGTCCGAAAAGAAAGCAGCCGCTACAAGACGACGCACGTAGAAATCTCGCACCGTTCCCTCATGGGAGAGAGAAACCCGCAGATGTCCCTCATCGTTGGGTCGGGGCACAAGAACTCTATCGCGCTTTATATTTACTACACGGCCAAGGTTACTGACCGCATAGTTAGGATAGCCTTCGATGGCCACCCATTCTTCATTCATCAGACCCTTTCGAAATTTGAGACCAAGCGGTGGGGTAAGAGCTGAGACCCTTACCCAACCTTATTCAGTTGTGGATCACGCTGCTTGTGGTTGAGACCTAGGCAGGTTTTTCAACGGTATTACTTCAGCGATAAACGGTGTACATGTGGCCTCGGCCAGATGCTTACGGCTTTCTTCAGTCATTACCCACATGTGAATGGGCATTCGTACGTCCCGGCAGTAGTACCGGATGTTCCAACCACACTGAGGGCAGGCTGGACGAATTACTGGTTTGAGACCCATAGTTATCCCCCGCTTCCGTTAAACCTGTTTGAATCCTGCTTCTACGAACGCCTCTGGGCGCAACGTTTCGAAAGAGCCATCTTGATTTCGAATGACCCAATCTTGAGGATACGCTACGAATCCCGAGCGACAGCCGTAGTTGTAGACCTTCACACGTTCCGGGATCGGTTTCGACGGTTTGTGGTATGCAGCTCTGGTCTCAGTCGCCTGACCGTTGCTGTTCACCCACAGGGCGATTGCCAAGCCATCTTCTTCGCCACCAGTGAACTGGCGAGCGTCGATTGTTTCTGTTCTCTGAAAGGTTCCCATGTTCTACTTTCCTCTTTGAAAGGTATTCCCTTGTGGATATCTTGGCATTGTTACCAAAGACAAAGGTGTATAGCAATGCGGTTACTATGAACGCTGGGGTAGATGTGACTATAGCGTAAGTAAACCAGAGGGTCTGGCAGCCGAGGTTGATATACCACGACCACCAGACCTTCTTACCTGCCAAATGAAAGCCTACGAGGCCGACGATGGTAATCGCCCATGACAGGATTTGTCCGTTGTCCATCAGATGAATGCTGTTTCCCGGAAGGTGTTCACGATTGCATGGAACACTTGGTCTTTGATCTTCTGCTCTTCGGGCAGTTGATCGTAGTTGACAAGGCACGGGTGAGTCTTTGCCTCCGCATCCTTGACGGCTCCATACTTCCAGCCGTCATGGACCTTGACATCGCACCAATTCTCATGGAGCTGTTCCGGGGTAGCTCCATTGAGTGCGTGGACGACGCCATCCACAGCAGACTTCTTCTGCCAGTTCGGAGCGGCTTCCCACGGCGGAGATGGATTCGGGTCTCCGGTCTTCAGCTGGATTGCTCGGTTGGCTTCGTGACAGACTCGTGCTGTCAGGATGATCCAAGGGCGGTTCAGGTCGTCGCTCATACGTTGTAACTCCTAGGTGTTGCGTCCAGCCCGTAAGGCTGTCCGGTGTCTTCGGGCCAGCAGCGAATCAATCCTCGCTGTCGCCCTTCTGAATGTTTGAAACCCTTGAAGACGGTTCCGTCGGTGTCAAAGTTGACGACCGACTTGCCACAGTGCTTGCAGATGTCCGCGATCATGACGCCTTCGGGGACTTTGTTTCCCTCGGCCTTAGCGCTCTCGTAGACAGGGCCGCTGTCCCGATACAACTCACGCTCTGACTGAAGGGTGTATGTGACACCCCCATCCATTGAGATGGCATCCGGGTTGAGCTTGTTCTGCCAGTAGCCCACGGTGTTTGCGTAGGGAAGGCGCCGGTTCATGTGCCAGACCCACTCGTCCATGTCGTCGGACGGAGTCAAGGTCCAAATGGCCTCGAACATCTCCTCTGCCTGAATGTAGACATCGCCGTCACGCTCTACAACGTAGCCGCCAATAGCGAGTTCGTCGTTTCCTGCTGCGAGTTTGATGTGTTCGGGGATTACGATCTGCTCGTAGTCGTCCCCGGCTTCATTCTCCTGCCACTCATCGGTGACTTCTTCTGCGGTCCAGTAGGGTAGCAGGTCTGCCTTTGAGAGCAGGTCGATCACTTCACGAGCGTGATCGTTGAGTTCAGAGTTGGGGTCCTTACTCCCAGCACCCTCGAACTTGATGGCCTTGCAGATGGTTCCATCTTCTCGACGGTAAAAGCGCATCATCAGTTGTAATCCTCCGTGAGTTTGATCTGGTGTCCGAGCATGGCGTCGTTGAAGACGCGTTCGCTGACGCAGCGTTCTACACCGGTGTCAGCTTCGTGGTCGTAGATATCGAGTTCGTAGCACTCCTCGTCACCTACCCACTTGTTCTTCTTGTGGTCGTAGTGACGAGTATCCGGCTCATACTCCTTCTCGACCACCGTCCCCTCGAGAGGATATGGGTTGACACATCCTGATATGGCAAGGACGCTGAGCAGAGATACGAGGCCGATCAGCCAACGCTTAAACGGGTTCATCGATGGGTACCAGTACTTTCTGTTGTTCGGATGCGAGGATCATGTCGATGGGCGAGGGCTTGCCTGTGAGGTGGGCGTACAAAGCGAGGTCAGCTACAACGCTACCCCGCATATATCGCCATTGCTCCAAGGTGATGAGACTTTCCCCCATTGGCGCGACATGGTTTTCAAACTTCTTGGTGAGCTGCACACCTTCTTTGATTCGATTGAACAGCTGTCGGGCCAGAGGGTGTTGTTCACCCTTCAAATGTTTCTGAGGATTTCCACCCGTGGCTTTTTTCTTATTGGACATTTCGTCCTGCCCCTTTCAAGAGCGGTATAACAAAGAGGGGTGGCAGATATCATCCACCACCCCTCACGGTATGACTAGAAGCCTGCGGTGATTTCCCGCCGACCGTCGATTTCGCCCATGTCCTCGAGACCGCCACCGAACGGGTTCTGGTAGTCCTCGCCGCCAGTGATGGCAGCAACCTCGTTGCCACGCTCATCCACCTCAGGGATATGGGCGTAGCGACGCTCAAGCTCGTCTTCACGGATGGTCACGTAGATCGCTTCCATGTACGCCTTGACGCCGGTACGGCCGTTGAACTCCCACTGGAAGGCCCGGACCTTGACGTCAGCCTTCTCGATGTTGGCGAAGTCGAGGGAGAAGATCGTATCTTCATCCAGCGACCGCATTCCACGGCTGGTGATGACCTTGACCCGAGGAGGACGACCCTTGCCGTACTTGACGGTGACCGGGAGGAATGGACGCGGCTCCGATTCCGGATCGTCTTCCTTGCGCTTGGTGAGCTTGGGGGCCCAACCGAGATCCTGCAGAGCCTCGTACTGCTCCATGCTGTCGAGCATAATGACGAAGTTGCGCTTGCCCTTTTCGTTGAAGGGCAGTCGTTCCTCACCGGCGAAGTTGCGCCACTGGATCTGGGCGTTGTCGATTTGGATCGGTTCGATGTACTTCTTAACTGCGGGAGCCATTTGTATAGTTCTCCTTGAACTTAGGTGTTAGATATAAAGGTGGTAAGGCGACCCGAATCAGGTAGAACAATAGTGCCCAACACGGCCAGCACTCTAACCCGGGTTCTTCTCTGCCGTTTCAGGCCTCAAAGATCGAGTGTTCTACTTCTTGAAAGTCGTATCAATCGAGAGGTATTGGATCTCTCGTTTGGGACTGATAATCTCAGCAACCTTCGGGTCGGTCACTGATGCTGTAAGCGTACCGTCGGCACTGACAAGAGCCGTTCCAATTTTCTTGCCGTCCATCATGAGGTCGACGCGCTTACGTTCTGCGGGGCTTGCGTGAGGAATCAATTCATTCTTTCTGAGGAATGATGGGGATGGCTTTTGTGTCAACCACTACCACCTCCCCATCTATGAGTTTTTCGACGGGGATCTCAATGTAACCCACGCCTTTTTCAGCCGATACAAGGCTGACGTGTTTGATGTATCCGTTTTCAATCGTCATCTTTTAACTCCTCCAAGACTAGGATCGGATCGAAGAACTCGAGGATTCGGCCTTCGGTCTGTCGGATGTTTCCTGTAAGAGCTTGCAGTACGAGCTGCGACCTTAGCGTCATCATTTTGTTTATCAATCCTTTCCATAAGTGCGTCGAACATTGCCCAGTTATCGGGCCTAGGCATCGATCGGTGAAACCGAGACTGCTGGCTTGTAGAAGAAGCCGACTTCAACGATGCTACCGGCAAGCAACTGCGAATGCAGCTTCCACATCGGATCGCCCGGAGGAAGCGTAATCGTGAGCCCAGCGCCCACATTCGATTCCACCTTGGCAATGACGATATCGTCACAGTTCGGTACTACAACTGCAACTTCTGTTTCAAATGCGGTGATGTGTGTCACTTACTTCGATTCGCTTTCTGTTCTCGCCATTTAGCTACCCACTCAGGGATATGCTCGGAGCACCAAGAGTTCCCATCCTTCTGATGGAACCACCCCTCGGTTTTAATTACAGCCCATGCGTGACTCGGCATCTCAGTAGAGCAGCCGGGTTCAGCACAAACTATAGGGGCTTTCCAAGGCTCATGTGACACCAGCACGCCTAGCCTCGAGAGCCTTTTCGAATGCCTCACGACAGTCGTCGCAAAGCTCAACCTTCTCCAATGTCCCGTAATGGAGTCGGAAGGTAACCTCAACCCAATGGAATGGAAGCTCCGAGTTGTTCGAGACCGCTGTGGCTGGACAGTTATCGCAGGTGAATTCCACAACTTCTTTTTTCATCATCTCTCCTAATCAAGATGAGAGCGGGGCCCATTGTAGACCCCGCCCTTTATTACGCAGCTACGAGATTGCTCTCGTCGACAAACCCATTGAAGTCGCCGTACTCAGATATGGTGTCGACAGCAGCATCAACAAGATTCTTGAAGTACTGCTCATCGATATCCTTCTCCTTGCCCAGCTGCTCCACGTAGTCAGCTTCCAACCACTTGTAGCCCTTGGTTCCGGTAGCAGCGTCGTACTTGCCGTCCTTCTCCCGCATGAGCAGGGCACCGCCATGACCTTCCTTGATGGGGCAGAACAGTCCACCCTTACCAATGAACTGCAGCTTTGGAGCGCCACTGTCCATAACCATTGGTTCGTTGTCGCTGGTGTGGTCAAGGTAGAGAGCTGTCTTGACGTGCTTCTCTTCGCACTTATCGCGGAAGGTGAGCGGCTGCTTGCTGAAGAGGGTCTTGAAGACGTAGGGGTGCTTGAACTGTGCACCAATCGCCTCCCAAGTGCCGATCTTCTTCGTCTTCGCTGCCCAACCATACTTGGCGATGTATACGGCCTTGTTCACCAAGCAGAACTTGGAGTACGTAGCCTCGTGTTCGAAGTTGTAGCCGTACTGAGCGCCGAACTCCTGAACCTGCCGGATGATCTCGTCTGTCGCATGTGGGATCTTGATCGAGTCCGTCTTGATGTGGACAACTTGGAAGCCCTTGCTCTGGACGAATTCCTTGAGTTCGATCATGAACAAAGCGCCACGCTTGGCGACAATGTTGTCGATATTCCGAGGGTCCTTGAACACGTTGGCGAACTTAGCCGATGTGAGACCATACACGATGTTGATCACGATCTTCAGAGCGTAGGACAACGCCTCAGCATCATCCGGGTTCTTCAGATATGGGGCCAGCTTGCCATCCAGCATGGACGCTGCTTTGTCGTAGTCCTCGTTCTTGATGGCGATACGAGCTTCCACCAATTCCCAGAACTTTGGAGTGTACGGCCCGAACAGGTTGAGGTTCTTGATGCTCGTCGGGTGCATAGAGGTAACGTCCAACACTGCAACGTTCTCATAGATGCCGGGCTCCGTATAGACGTACCCACCCTCACTCGGGTCGAGCCCCTTGTAAGTGCTACTTCCCGTGAATTTGTCGTACTTGTATCCCGGGAAATCCCTAGCCAGCTCGGTGTAGACGAACTTGTCCTGAGGCCTCTTGTCCCCACCAAAGATGATCTTGGCGGTGTGACGTGCGGTCGTGTCATTGACGGTAAGACCGCTCAGCTCAGCAAGAATCTGCCGTGCAACGAAGTCCTGTTCAACGGCTTCATCCACCTGCTCAGTGGTAATGACATCGTTTACACAGTACTCCTCAACCTCATCCCAGCGGTCTTCAGGAACCGGCTCGTCCCAAGGGATACCAAGTTCCTTGTGATTCAGCCCTAGTTCGATCTGCTTCTTCTTCAGAGACATCTTGCTCGACATATAGTCATAGATATCCCCGTAGGAGATGTTGTACGCCTCGCCGAACTTTGCGTCCTTCTCGCCACTGATCAACCGCTGACTCAGCCGGTAGAGGGATGCGTTATCGAAGCCCATGTAGGCACCCCAAAGAATGTGGTTGTCATAGTTCCGGTTGTAGAACCCGACAAGCTTCATCTTCATCAGCTGTTCGATCTGCTGACGGTTGGGGTTGACCATGCGGACAACAACGTCGCTGCCCTTGAACTTCCAGCAAACGATGAAGAGGTTCGGGAAGACTTCCACGTCGAAGTAGACGATTCGGTCATCCACGGGCGGGTCCCATGTTGCCGTCTGGTAGTTGGGTGGTGGGTCTTCCTGTACTTCAGGACGGTCCTTGGAGTAGAACCGCATATCCTTGACTGTACGAATGCAAGCCGTGGACTGGTTACTACTCTTCATAGCAAACGTCAGGACCGGCGACTTCAGATCCCGGACGTCATAGGACAGACCGGAAGCGTAGGCGTCATCGAGAATGCGCTTGATGAAATCGACACTCGGTTTGGTTGAGTTGTGGATCTCCTTCTTCAGGTTGCGACTGATCAAATCCCGAATCGTACGCTCGGTCTTGACCACATCAGAGTTGATCACTTTCTTCTCCTTTAGCGGAAGCCCCGACGAAATCGTGGCGACCGGGATATTGTTACACTTAAGCAACCGTCGACGAAGGGAGCTGTCGCCAGTGAATACTTTGACTTCAATTCCTTCGTCGTAAACTCGAGACAGTTCGGAAACATCGCCTTCGTACTCATAATGGAGATGTACCCCCGCGCCACTTTTCGAATACTCAGCATAAGTACTGGGCCATGCACTAGCAGCTTCGAGATTTCGCTCAGCTGATTTTTGTCCATCGGCACCTTTCAGATCGAAGTCGATGACGATATGATTCGCCGGAGGCTTTACGTAGTGGAGTTTGGTCGTATCGATGCTTGAAAGATCGGTTGTGACCTCAGACCACTTCTTCAGCGGAGTTTCATTAGCCGTCGTGTACTGAGCGGGTTGCTCGGAGTACAGGATATCCAGAATGGAGTCGGTCTCATCCATGATTAGCTTGAACGATTTCTCATCCTTCTTTGTCGGGGCCTTGTAGCGATCCGCAGTGAACCCCGAATACCAAGACCGAACTCGTACATCGTTAACCGTGGCTCGATCATCGAAGTTCTTGAAGTAGTTTGACAGCTCCTCCCTCAGCTTCATCCGGTTCATTTCATAGGTGAAACCAGACTCATGCATCCACGTCTTGTACATATCGTAAGCATTCTGGAGGGTTACTCCGTCCTGCTCTTTGAATATCTCGTAGTGGGCCTCGATGAAGTTGAAGAATACATCTGTTTCAAGCATCATCTGGATCGGCTTGTAGCCTGAGTAGTAATCGCGGCCCATGCTTCGGTAGATCTCAAGGCAGTGGTGCGCAATGGCCCCAAGCTCGAAATCGATTTGCGAGACCAGCGCCTGATATCTACGGGGCGAGAGTCGTGCACCGGAAGGATGGACATCGATCATTCGTCGAATAAGGCCCGACTTAGCATCCGTGATCTTGACAGGTTTGTTACTTGCCACGATCAGAAATGAACGGATCTTCATCGAATGCTGAGGTTTGTACTTTTCGTTGATGGTCATTACGTCATGGCCGACCACCGCATTCAAACGAGTGTTGTCTGTGAGTTTAGACATGTCGCCATCCGGATCGATGGCAACTAGAGGGTTGTTTCGGAATGCCTCAGTCGCAAAGGCCCCAGCCCCCGTTAGCGACTGCGCTTCGAACGTAGCGATATAACCCTCAAACAGCTTGGATATGATGTCGATGATCGTACCCTTACCAGCGCCGGGGGGCCCATAGAAGACCAAGAACTTCTGGATCTTCTTAGAGTCCCCCGACACGATGGCACCAATTGCCCAAAGGATCTTCGCAGCTTCTTCAGGCTCGTACAGCGTCTCCAAGATTTCTATGAAGGCGCTGATATCTCCGGGAGCCAAAGGATATGGGAGGCGACGACTTACGTAATCGCCCTTCTTTACCTCTGTGTTGCTGAAGGTGAGGTTCTCGTCGAGTTCACGCGATGAGTCCGACAGGTGTCCGATGAAGTTCCGAAATTGCAACCAGCTGCTGCTACTGAAATCGCTGAGGTACTTGACCTGCACATTTCCAGAGTGTCGCTTCTGTACTTCCGCTTTGTGCCTGTCAAGCATATCGTCGACAAGGCGTACAACGTCATATTCATCGGTAGACCAAAGCCCCGGCTCCTGATCCCAGATCGCATGGAACGCTTTACCACGAACCATAAGGTCCTTTGACCGCATAACTTTAAAGTCAGGGGCGATCTCAATAACTCCATTCTTCGTGGTGCGTTCGATGATTCGACAGAAATCCAAATCCATTTATTCCCTCCTCTCCCGGAGTCTAGTTAAGGACCATGTTCGAGGTAATTACCCTCGAGCAGGTATCCTTGTAGCTGATACCAAATATTGACTTTTGTTTGATCTCGATCTGCATGTTGACGAGGGAATAACCCTCCAACTCCGTCCTTCTCATATTCTCGGTCGAGCCATCTGCGTACAACAGCATCAACCTCCTGCATGATCGCTTCGGAGTAGATACGGTCGTTGTAGCAGTTGAGTCCCAGATTCTCAAGGAACTTCCAGAACCAATCGCCGGGCTCCCCCCATGATTCGAAGGAAGCCCGGCAAGCAAGTGATGTCAACATCTCGAGTACAGAGCAATCGAGTTGCAACCAGCCGATTTCGATGTCCTGAATTTCGCATTCACGGATGAAGTCCTGTCGGAGCTCCCTACCGCGTTCTGCTCGATTCCCATCGTCCTCGATAACCCACGTGAACGGCATTCCGTAGAGCTGCTTAGCAAGCTCCCAGAAAGTACTGTTTGGATTTGGGTTACTAGTCGCGCCGACGAAGCTCTTGTAGAGCCACTCGAGATATAGCTCGTCGAGGGGCTTGTCGTCGCTTGTCATGGATCACCGTCTCTTGATCGTCCGAGGCCTAGGCGGAACCTCATCGTCGAGTCCGAGGACCTCTTTGTTGTACTTGCCGTCGTTGAGTGTGATCTCGAAGTCGGTCATCACTCGATCGTTACGGATGTAGAGCAGACGCTCATCGCCCGAGCCCATACCGAAGCAGTCCCGAAGGTTCTGATTGCCTGCGGTACCGTTCTTGTCAGGGATGTAGGTGCCATCTTCCTCAGCAAGAGTGTCGTCTCCTGCGTAGTAAGTCAGACTGTCCTTCTCATATTCCTGACGTTCGAGGCGGAACTCGCCCTCCGTAATCACGTACGGAAAGTCGGGGCTACGATCCCAAGACGTAACGTCATCGGGGTCTCCCTCATGTATATTTCTCACGTATTCCACCTCCTCTTCAAGGTCTGGTTCGGTTTCGAACTCGAGTTCTTCGACATCGAGATCGTTGGGGTTGACGTCGGGTCCGACGTAGTTCGGGTCAAGCTTGACTGTGCGCTCGACCCCATCCTGAGTTGCGTATCCAAGGTTGATTACCCGTTCCTCAAACGCAATGCTTTGCGCAGGAGTTTGGTAGCGATCCTCTTCCGCAACGTCTGCTTCCTCTTCGGAGTCAGAATCCTCGCCCACAAAGGGAGCGCTTGATTCTTCGTCCCGAACGCGACGGAACATAGCTTGGACAGCCTCGAGATCTTTCGCCGCGAGCTTCTTGATGTGATGATCGGCAATGAGGTAGCCAACACCTCCGCCAACACAGACGCCAGCCGTGAATGCCAAGACGATTCTTGTTTGCGCATTGATCATTTCCTTTTCTCGTCCCCTACTTGTTGTTGCGGGGTGTTGGACGACGGCTGCTGTTGAGTTTTCGCTGCAGAGCCCGGAGCCCCTCATGCTCACGGAAAGCAGGGTTCCGAACGGGAGCACTGGGCTTCTTCTTCGTGTTCTCGTTCTGAACCTTAACATCGGACGGCTTCGTCATATTCTGAGACTCTTTCTAGTGGTTCTTGAAAAATGGGAAGGTTGGCGCCAAAGATATCCCTGACGCCAACCGGGAAGTGCGGGTCGGACTAGATGAGGTGCTGCATGTACCCATCGACGTTGAAGTCGAGCAGTACAGAGCCCTCGAACGGGTCCTCGAAGTTTGCCCGTCCCTCAGCCTCGATCAGAGCCAGACCGAAGTCGATCTCCCCATCCATGGTCTTGGCGTCGAAGTTGCGGTGGCTTTCGGAGAGCCAGCCGACGACCTGTCCTTCAGGAGTTTCAGGGAAGCCGAGCGCCTTGTAGACATCGTTCAGGAAGACGTAGCCGCGGGCATTCAGTCGATCGTTGAGCCAGTTCTGCTGATTGGTCAGCGTCAGCTGGTTCATTCCCGGGACGCGGGACCACAGATCGGTGTTGCCCTCGTCGAAGATCCGAGCGTAGTCCTTGTCGTTGATGACCACGTCGGAGACCGTCTTTGTGCCTGTCTGGTTGCCTTCAGCGTCGAACTCAGGAACTTCACGCTCGACAATGCCGAATCGGTACTCCTTGTCCTTGTCCTCGCCGAGATCGTTGACGACGCGCTCACGGTACTGCTGGAAGCCGGAAGCCAGAGTCTGGTACGCAGCAATCGAAGCCACGTTGCGCTGGTTCAGGACTCCGTAGGAGCCGAGGAGGCAGCCGATGCCAACGGTACCGACCGACAGGGGGATGGCATAGAGCTTGGCTACCTGAAGGCCGCGGTTGATGTAGACCCGAGAAAGAGCCTTGGTGTAGGCGGTCTCGGAGTCGAACTCGTCCCGCTTGTGGGCTTCCTTGACTTCCTCGGCGTCCACCTCAGCAGCAGCGACGACGTCTTCGAGTTTGAGCGTTGCACGGCAGGCAAGAACACCAGCGGTTACAACACCGGCGATGCCGATGCCCATCAGGATCTGGGGGCTGAAGCGTTTGGTCAGGCCGACGGCCGAGTGGAAGGTCTTCACGGTTGCGTTTGCTGCTTTCTGTGCGGGTACTGCTGTTGCGGCGACAGTCTCAGCGACGTCGGTTACGGTGTTTGCTACTTCGTTTGTCATTTTTGGTTTCTCCTAAGAATCAGTCTTCGACCATACGGTCAAGGGCTCGAGCAAGAACGGGCATATTCTTGCGTACTTCGTCCTGCATCTTGCTGTGCCAGCGTGGGAAATCTCCGGCTTCAGACCACGCCAGTGCGACGGCATATCCGGGTGGAAAGTCGTCGTATTGTTCGAGACCCTGCTGGGTGTACGGTGTGGCTTCGGCCTCAATGGCCCTTTGTTTCCTACGCCGAAGGACCATGTCACCCACCAGCCATACGAACAAGAGGCCAAGGCCCATGCAGATATAGGCCATGATTTTCAGTTCTTCGCTCACAGTGCACCTTTGTTTTTGAGACGCATGTAGACAACGTGTATCTGCTTGTCTGACATACCTGCTATTTTCTTTGAGCCCGGGTACTTCTCCAACAGTTTGGCTCGTTTTTGTTCTGTTGACATTGACTCCCCAGCCGTGTCGTTAGGTTATTCGATGAGGTCCCAAGTGATCGTGATCGTGCCCTTGTCGCTGTCGTCGTCGGTTTCGAGCAGGATAGAGAACTTGTAGTTGGGGTACCTCTGAACGATCCGAGCGTATTCGGCAGAGATCGATTTAAGAAGCTGTTCACTACGCTTCTTATATTTGCGGCTCTTGGCAACGATCCGACCGCCCTCTTTGAGCGATCCGTCGTCCCCGTAGATGTGCCGGTCTTCGATCAGTTTCATCGTTTGATTCCTACCGGCTCAGGGATGTCGAGAATCCAACCACCACGGACACGCTTGGGTTCTGCTCCGGCGAAGGCCTTTGCGTCCCAACCGAAGTTGCGATCGGTGAAGCCATTGCCGGACTCGCCAAGTGCTTCGAACAGGTCGGCTACAGTGACGAGGCCGAACTCTTCAATGGCGATCTCCAACTCGGTTATGATCTCATCGGCCCGCGTGGGGTCTTCGATCAGGAAGTCCGAGAAGTCGAATCGACGCTTGGCATTGCTGCTCAGTGTTGCAGGTGCACTCTCTCGAGCAGCACCTCGACTTGCAGCTCCGTAGGCACGAATCCGGCTTCCGCCAAGAACCGAGCCCGTGGAACGGCGAGCCTCTTCGCCGTAGATCATCCGACGACCACCCTCTTCGAGAAGGTTCATCATGATGTCTTTTGCTCCCGGAAGAAGAACCGTGACGGCGAGAGTCTTACCGACGGTCTTGAGATCCTGTCCACCGAAGCTCTCAGCAATGCGCTTTCCGAGAGGCTTCTTGACCTTGACAACGCCCTCAATTTTCTTGAGCTTCGGCCCTTCAGCGGGAGCATCCGTCTGAGTAGCGGCATTGGCAGCAGCTGCTTTGCTATTCCCCTGATATGACGTCTTGGGGGTGACGGGAGGTGTGGGTACTGCAGATGACATGCTTATATCCTTAAGTTTGGGGCGTACGTCGAGGTGTCTCGAGTACTACTTTGCCGGGTCGGTCTTGTCAGCGTCGGACTTGTTGGCGTTGTCGACGGCCTCTTGTACCTTGGCGATGTACTTTTCGGCGGTCATGACGTTGAGGTCGATCTGCTCTTCGGCGTAGGTGACTGCCTTCTGAGCAGCCATTCCGGCGAGGGCCGTTGCGCCTGCGGGGATGGCGAACTTCTGCCATGCGTGGAAGCCCTTGACGGCGATCGGGAACTTCCGGATCATGATCGGAGCAACCTTCGGAACTGAGGACTTGGCGGCGTAACCGACGATGGTGCTGACGCCAGAGGACACGAGGAAGTTGCTTGCGAGCTTGACACCGGAAACAAGGATGGGGTTGATCATGACACTACCTTTCAAGAGTGTTTGTGTATAACAAAGGTGGGGGCAACGGGATTGTCACCCCCACCGGGTTTTGCTAGCCCTGTGCGGGCTGGGCCTGCTGTGCTGCAAGTGCTTCGAGCTGTTCCCGCGTCATGTTGCTGAACGGGTTCGACGACGGCGCCTGAACGATGACCTCGGGCTGAGGAGCGAAGACGGGTTCTGCTGTCTGTTCGATGACGACGGGGAGGTCGGGAACCTGCTTGACGGAGGAAGGCTCGGACTTCTGATTGAAGCCGCCCTTTGCAGCGAGAGCCTCTTCCGCAGCTTCACGAGCCGACTTGGCCTTGTTGACCTCGGCGTTGACCTGTTCACGTACCTTCGCCGGGACGACGCCGTTGATGAACTCGGCACACAGTTCGGAGTTGGTGCACAGTTCCACGATGAGCTCGGAGTAGGCGTCGGTGGACTTGAACTGAGCGAGGTCCTTGGGGTCCTTGATGAAGTTCTTCTGGTCGGTGGTCCGGATGCCGTAGGACGTGTCGATCAGTTCGTCGATGACCTCGATGAGTGCCTTGCCCTGAAGGTTACGGCCGATCTTCTCGAGCTTGTCCGTGAAGCTCTCGGTGCGCTGGTCGATGGCGGCCATCTGCATCTTGACGAGCTCGCCCTTGGAAATGCTGAAGTAGAACTGTCCGCTCTCCTTCTGGCCCAGCAGGTTTTCCCATTCGATTGTCTTGACGATCATGAATTTTCTCCTTCGATAATTGCTTTGATTTGGGTGCCACACTCAACGAATTCGTCTGTGGCGGGGTCGAGGGCTATGCCCACGCAGTTATTGTCTTTGCCGTCTCGGCATTCAGGACAAAGCGGCAAATTCTTCATCCGTGACACAGACGTTCTCGGCTTTGATGTACCGGTCGACGTACGACTGGTTCTTCGCCCCATCGTAGGTCACCTCCCAGTAATGACCGTTGAGAAGGTCGGTGCTGACAAGCGCCTTCCAGTTCTGGAGGGTCTTCATGAAGGCGACGACGTAGAAATGACCCGAAACTGCCGGGTAACGAAGATCCGGGTAGGTCTTGTTGAAGTTCTGGGTCACCAGAGCCTTTGCCTTCAGCAGATATTCGTCACTGTTGACCGGGACTTCGGCTGTGTTGATGAGTTCGGTTTGCACAATTCTCCTTGAAAATAAAAGTAGGAGTACCTGTATATTACAGATACTCCTACCGGGTTGACACCGAGGTCTTAGGGGATGGTGATCTCGATCGTTTCTTCCTCCACGACCTCGCCTTCGACGATGACTTCTTCATCGTTCCGGGTCAGGAGCGCACCGCCGACAAGGCCGAGGGTGATGCCGCCGACGATCAGAACTTGGCGAAGGATGGCCTTCTTGTTCTCATTGGCGAGGGTGGTGATTTTCTTGATCTTCTTGATCATGACGTTATCCTTTCAAGATAATTGGGTGGTCATTATAGGACGTGTTATTACCGCGAGATGTAGATCTCTTGATCGACGTGGTTCTCGATCTCAGCAGCGGCAGCTACTCGTTCCACCGGAGAGGTGAGTCTCTGACGCATTTCTTCGAGATCCGCGTCAGTCTTTGTCAGGGGGCCGACGAAGCGATCGTCAAACTGCGGTTGCTCTTCCATGAACGTCAGAAGAGTGAAGGAGTGGAATACCACACATGCCATATGAGGCATCCCAGTTTCCTCGTCAATATCTTCCCCACCCCAGAACGCATTAAGGTGACGACAGAGAGCAGAGTAAGACTTCGACCAGTCGTAGCCTCTTCGCCAGTTATGTTCGGCGTACTTTTCAGCACCCCGACCATAAAGCCTTGCAACCGTAGCCAGAGCACCAACAGGAATAAGGTCATAGCGCTCCGGCTTCATCCCCTTCTCTCCCCCAGTGGAAGAAGTGGTTCGTACTTCAGTCGGAGAAAATGCGTGATCGGCAGATTTGTGCGCCAAATCCGTCAATCCACAATGCCGACAGTTGTTTAAGACCAAGAATTATCCAACTTTCCAGTAGTCCCGAACGGGGCTCTTACGGTAGTCGATGACGCCACAGGGGCGACCATCGTCAGTGAGTGTTGCGGAGTAGCGGACCTCGAGCTTGTTTGTCTGAGTCCAACCAAGGTCGTCGCCGACTTTACTTCCCTTGATCCCGATCGCATTGTAGAAATCGTTCAGGGAAGCACTGTCATTGGCGAAGATCTGTTCGTTGACGTCATTCACAGCGCGACGAATCGATTCCATATCGGACTCGAAATATCGCTCACTGAAATTGTCGAGGAACAAAGACCTGCCGTTGCCAGTGATGAGGATCTGGTTGTCGCCGAGAGGATTACGGTTAACAACCTCCTGCATGACCTCGTCGTGGACCTTTGTCTCCTTCGTTTCACCGATGTGTTCTACCACTTTTTCACGGTAGTTCTTGAAGGCGAGTTCGGAAAGACCCACGGCACCGGCCAGAGCGGATGTGCGCTTGGCATTGATGGTGTTGGACATGATGATGCAGGAAATGGTAAGAGCACCAGTACCCACGGCGGGGAGGTAGTGCTTGTACGTCAGAAGGAACTTGTCGGCGAGGTCGAGATCGTCGGACCTTTCCGATTGTTCATTGAGGATGTCAATGTGTGCTTTGGGGGCGGCACGAGCTACAAGATATGCAGTCGTCACCACACCCGCAACTGCCGCGACAGTCAAGATCGTCGGGGAGTTGTCCGCGACAAGCTTTTGTGCTGCCCCAGCGTAGCGAGCTAGTCGATTCATCAGATGAGTACCCTTTCAAGAGTCAAAAAAAAAGTGAGAAGCTGTAGATTGCTCTACGACTATCGCACTAACGTTATGTGTTGGTGAAATAGTCTTCTTCTCATTATAGGCCGTGTAAATCCTGCGACCTAAAATGCAAAAAAATAAGAGCGATTGTATTGCTACAATCTCTTCGACTTTATTGCTAAAGTGTACTCTCTCATTATAGGGCATGTAATTTCTGCGAGGCTGGCCAGATAAGTGGGCAGAGGCAAAAAAGAGTGAGAAGTCGCTTTATACTCCTTACGGAATAGTGCTGACACTTCTCGGTGAAAGGCGAGGGGGCCGTTATTAATTGGGCTCCAGTAGCCGCTATTAACGGTTACTCCTTTCATTATAGCCTATGTATTTTTTGCGAAAAACTAGAAGACCTTGTGGGGTCTCCTAGCTAGGGGTCAGTCGTCCTTTTCGGATCGATCTTCAATTGCCGTCATGGCTGCGAACTTCGCTGTGTCAATGGCAGCAGAGGCGGCGAGGACGACGAGGACTGCTCCGGCAACGTGCTTGACGACAATCTTGCTGATGGCAAGGATGTCTTCTTTGGTTACCGAAGGAGTTGCGTCGACCAGACCGTCTTCCGTTGCGTCCTTCTTCAGGCGGATTTCGAGTTTGTGGTTCTTGAACATGGTGTTCCTTTCTTAGGGGGTTAACTTCTTCATTATACCCCTTGTTAATCCTGCGAAAAAATAGAAGGCCGTGTTAAGGCCTCCTATTTTGATTAATCCTTTTTGAGGTTAAACTTTGAAAGTGCTTTGTCTATCTGATCGTTCACTTCAGCGGAATGCTCGAAGAGTGACTTGACGGTGACTTTGAGCTCCATCAACGTGTTCAACGTCAGCTCCGTCAACTCGACCACTTCCTGCTTGTTTGGGAGTTCCAAATCTGCGGGAAGTGCTTCGATGGTGGCGAGGCTTTCGATGTAAACGTCAATGAGCTTGTCAGCGTTCGAAGTCATCTCGTGAATTTTCGACGCGAAGATGCTTTCAGGGGTTTCAAAGATTTTCATTTTGTTTCCTTTCATAGGGGGTTTCATTATACCCTATGTAAAACCCGCGAAAAACTAGAAGACCTTGTAGGGTCTCCTAGCTGAGGCTAGAAATTGTTGGTGATCTTGATGAAATCAAATTCTTCATTGAATTTCCGCACAACATCTCGGCGCTCTTCACGATCTAGTTTGGGGACGGTGTCCTTCACAGTGGCGTAGTAGAGTTTGTTCCAGCGCTTGAGTCTTTCGACTCGCGCTTTCAATTCGTCTATTTCTTTCTGTTTGGTGGCGTCTCGGCCAATCACGTAAAGAACGGCGATGGTTGCGGCGATTGCAATACTAAGATTCTTCATTGTATTACCTTTCATAGGGGTTCTCACTATACCCCATGTAAAATCAACGAAAAACTAGAAGACCTTGTGGGGTCTCCTAGCTGGAGGTTAAGCTTCTTTCTTACGGTTCTTAACGAACTGGGAGGTCTTGTAGTAGATGTACCCGGCGGTCAGTAGGCCGAGGTATACCGCTGTAGACTGCGCAGTTCCAACTGCGACAGTCCTCACGATTTCCTTAGCAAACTGCTTGCGGGTCATCAGGGAATATACATTCTCTTCGAGTTCCATTATTTCTCCTTGATAGGGGGTTAACTTCTTCATTATACCCCGTGTAAATCCTGCGAAAAAATAAGAGGCCTTGTGGGCCCCTTATCGGGTTATTTGTTCAGTTTTTTAGTCTTCAGGTTTTGGTGGAATTCCCACGCAAATGTCCCGACTTTTTCGCCGACGACTTTGCCGATCCTGAAGGATACAACTGCGATAGCGGCGAAGCCAACAAAGGCGAGGCCAGCCATCGTGTTTGCGTCCGTTCCGGATACAACAACGTCACCGTCTACAAATCGAAGTGCCATTTTAATGGTTCCTTTCTTGAGGGGTATTACTGTCACTATAACCCATGTAAAACTCACGAAAAAATAAGAGGCCTTGTGGGCCCCTTATCGGGTTAGAGTTGCTCTATTTTGGTATGTATCTTGTGCCAAAACATGATCGGCAGCTTGACGGTTACTGACAGTTTGTAGGTACCGGGGCGATCGATGAATCCGTTCTTAAGCTTACGTAGAGCAAAGTAGTGAAGGTGGGTGGTGACTAGGAAGTCGATTGGGCCTTCAAACTTGTATTTCTTGTAAGTTTCTTCGAGGATTTCTTTCGTGGGTACGTCTGACAGAACCAGCTCTTTGCTGTAGGTCTTGTATTTGCCATAAAACATGGTATTACCTTTCGTAGGGGGTTCTCACTATAAGGCATGTATAAACGGCGAAAAGCAAAAACTAGAAGACCTTGTAGGGTCTCCTAGCTTGAGGTGCTAGTAGCGGCGGGAGTTTGCCAGATTGCGTGCTTCTCGGATGAATATCCAGAGCAACCAGAATCCACCGGTAAAGATGGTCAAGATTGCGTCGAGGACAAAGTTTCCGAATCCGTACTTTTTCATGGTATTTTCTTCTTTCGTTATAGGGGTTCTCATTATAGGACGTGTAATTCTTGCGAATAGGCAAAAACTAGAAGACTTTGTAGGTCTTCTAGCTTGAGGGGTCTAGTCGGTTAGTTCACGGTTGATCTTCTTTTCGATCGCGCCGGTGAGGAACGCGGAAGCGAAGTGGACTGCTACGCTGACTGCGACGCCAAGAAGGAATTTCTTGACGAAGCGGACAGAGAGCTTGTTGCTTGCTTCTACGATTTCCGTGTCGGTTGCGGTTTCGAGGGTATCGATCAGGGACATGATGGTTCCTTTCATAGGGGGTTCTCATTATAGGACGTGTAAATCGTGCGAAAAAATAAGAGGCCTTGTGGGCCCCTTATCGGGTCATTCTCCTTCGGCTACTTTGGCAAATCCATATGTGAGATTGCCTGAGATAGAGCAGAGGATCGACCACTCAAAATTGTCATCGTAGAACTTTCGGACCACTTCTTCAGTGGTCTTCGAGCCTTTGTTTTCAAGTCTTGAAGTGAGTCGTTCCTGCTGTTCCATCTGCAGTTCAATTGCTCGCATGAGTTCATTGTTCAACATAATAGTTCCTTTCAGAGGGGTTCTCACTATAGGGTATGTAGAATCAGCGAAAAAAAGAGAATCCGTGTTGGATTCTCCCTTTTGATTACTTCTTCCAGAATTGGATTCGTTCCAAGAATGGTTTCTTGTCGAGCTGCTTGAGTCCGGCCTCAATGGCGGGCAGGTAGTGTTGCGCGTAGCGAATGAGCGAATCGGTTTGCCATTCAGCGGGGTGGTTGAGGAATTCTCCAATAGTATTGGATTTGTCTTCTTCAAGCCACTCGTTGAGGCGTTCGATTTGAACTTTGCGAGCGTATTCTACGTGCCACTTGAGGTCGCGGTGTGCGGCTTTGGGGTCCATTTTGATGTTCCTTTCGTGGGGGGTTAGTTCTCACTATAGGACGTGTAAATTGTGCGAAAAAATAGGAGGCCTTGTAGGGTCTCCTATTGAGGGGTTACCTCTTGTTGGGGTCTTTCTTTGGACGATCGTCAATCAATGCCAATATCAATGCGTACGCCAGCATTACGATTGCTGAGACAGACATTGCTATTGACAGTTCTTGTGGAAAGTTCATTTGCTTACCTTTCGTAGGGGGTTCTCATTATAAGACGTGTTATCCCTGCGAAAGTTGTGACTGGAGTGAAAGAAAAACTAGAAGACCTTGTGGGGTCTCCTAGCTGGAGGGTTAAGCTTCGTCTCGGGAGATCTTGCGAACGACAGCCTTGCGGCGGTCCATTTCTTCGCGGACGTCCTCCGCCGTGTCCTGAACGGACTGGATCGCTGCTTTGGGCAGGGATGCAATCGCGTGGGGCACGAGGGCGACAGATGCGAGGAAACGAACTCCGCGGGGGGCTTTTTCGTTTGACATGATAGTTCCTTTCATAGGGGTTAACTTCTTCATTATAAAGCGTGTAAATCCTGCGACAGGCAAAAAAGAGAATCCTTGTGGGATTCACTTTTAGGGGGTCATACGTACTTAAGGTTCTTTTTGTTTCGGTTCAGTTCAGTGACCATACAAAGAGCAACGAATTTGGTTTCCCACTCGAGGTGGAGGAGTTCGTTGTCTTTACGGTTCTGGGTCTTCTTAAACATTTTAAGGGTCCTTTCAGGGGGGTATTCTTCTCATAATAATCCTTGTAATTTCTGCGACGAAAAAAAGAGAATCCTTGTGGGATTCACTTTTAGAGGTTACTTCTTTGTGTAATGGTTCCAAACGGCTTTGATGTTCAGATAGTCGATCTCTTTATTCCACCACTCCGGGTCCTTGTCGATGGTCGCTTCCAGCCACTTCTCACCGAATGCTGCAATAAGTACAGTAGCGATGACAATAGCTGAGAATGCGATCAGGCCAAGGTTGGCGGTGATGGACATGATGATCATATCGATGATAAACATTGGGGGTTCCTTTTCATAGAGGGGTTCTTCTCATAATACCCCTTGTAGAACCTGCGATGTTTCCTCAAAATTCTCCCCCGGGGTTTTTCATAAAACGAAAATAAAGGAGGGTTTGTAGGATTCGCTTCTGAAAAAAAACAGAAGGCCGTGTACAGAGGGTTTTAATCTCTGCACACGGCTTCCATTTTGAATTACTTGGTTGGGGGTCCGTGTTAACGGAACTTACCAACGAAGCCGATAGCTTTTGAGGTGATGACGGCCATGCGTTCGTGACCGATGATCAGACCGATTCCGGCGAGGTTTCCGCCGACTGCAATCAGTCCGTTCAGACTAACCTTCTCACGCGGCCCAGCATTGTGGGCGGCATTGATCTTGTTAATCCGTTCGAGCTGATCGACAATCCGCTTGAACTCATCCGAAGAGGGGTCGTGTTTCAACAGTTCTGCGTTGCAGGCGTCGATTACCAGTTTCATACCGGTAGCGTTGGTGTCGTTCTTTTTGAACATGAGGGTCTCCTTTCAAGAGTCTTTCATTATAAGGTATGTATTTTACGCGAACGCTACTCAGGCGCCTGCGTCATACCCTTTGATCACGATACGGTCCTTGTTGAAGAGGTTCTCCGTTGCGTTTTCGTTCAGTGCAACACGAAGAACGGGCTCGCCATTAATGACGTCCTCGACGACTTTACCGTCGTAGCCACCCTCGGGGATTTCCTTCGGCGGCTCGTAACCCTGTCGGGCAAACTTCAGAACCACACCGCCAAAGACGGTGACGGCCGTAGCCGTACCCGCGACCTCTGCGATATAGCCCCAACCCCACAGCAGCGCTACGGCTGCATAGAGGGCGCCAAGGCCGGGGATGACGAGCTCTACGAATCGACGAAGAACGTCGTACTGCTCGTCGGACAACTGGACTTTGCCAGAATTGGTTGCGGCTTCATACTTACCGTTAGCCATGTTACTCCTTTTTGTCTAGATCGTTTTCGACAGGGACTGCGCCCAGACGAATGATTTGGTTCTCAAGAAGGGCTACGTGACGCTCCGCCTTACGACGAAGTTTGATCTCGACTTCGGTTTCTGCTTCCGCAGATTCACGACGCTCGATTTCACTCATAGCCTGCTGAAGATAGCTAGTGTTCCTAGCACGTTCTCTGCTGGCACGTCCAGTCCACCAGCTAATAACGCCCTTGCCGAATGTGGCTAGAAAGCCACTCGCCCCAATAGCACCTAAGAGGGCGATGATAAATTGCTGAGTACTATCCAAGGCCTACCCCCTTTTTTTAGGCAAGAGAGGGGCAAGCTGGGCACCCTTGATTTCCAACCATCTCTGTACGAATGTGAGTATGAGGATGAGACAGACGACTACCCCCATTGGCGATGTATTCAGTTTTAGAATCATCGACAGATAAATAATCAGACCGAAGAACAGCAGTACGATACCCGATCGCTCCAACCACCAGATACCCGGCAGTACAGCGATCCCACTACAAAGTGCTCCGATCATGAGCATGAGACCAAAGCCGACGGCAAATGCATGTCCGCCAGCAGCGTCCTCAAGAGATCGTGGCACATTGTCCAAGAGCATAATGCCGACTACAAATAAGCCAACATAGATCCAGAACTGAATGATACGCACTACTCGTGGTTCCGCTATTTTTAAGTACGTTGAGCGTACCCCAGCTATTACCCATTGACTCATATAGATTTTCTCCAAATCCCGTTGACTTTGGAGTATGGTTGAGCTAGCTTCCAAGCTCCATTGTGCTTGACATAGGGAATGGCTTCTCGCCACTGCCCTTCGTGCTTTACCCTTGCCCCCGCTAGAGTCCTTGCTGTGCTTCTCGCGGACCATGGCCCCCAACCAATATCGTTACGACCACGAGACCAGAAGTGGTACGTTCGACCGGGTGCGAGACCGGGCCCAAGAAGTGTTGATCCGTTTGACCCGTAGGCGTTTTGAGGGCCGTTGATCGTAGCGTCTTGCCACAATGCCTGCCACTCACGGATCGGAGAACCGCCATCGCCATTTCCTGAGAAGTGGTAGCGAATCTGATTCTGAGTTATGTCGCTAAATCCAACTGGTGTAGGTGCCTGAGGCACGGTAGCCGTCTGAATATGCGGCAGCGAACGCCACCCAGTGCTGACCGAAGCCGAACCGAGACCGGCAAGTGTAAGCCCACCAGCAACGTAATATTCGGCATGTCCATCACCACGATGTGGAACATTGAAGTTCCCCTCAGCAATTAGGAATTCGCCGCCGTAGCGACCGTTATTGAAGTTGAACTCCATATTGCTGTTGGTCCAGAGCCTCTGGTTATTACCGTCGGCCCAACCATTACTGCCGGTGTTACCCCATGCCGAGTGACCGTAGGTGTTACCCTTTACCACAATGACACGCCAATATATGTTTGAGCTAAGACCGCTATGCCCAGTGAACGCCGCATCGACGTCGATCTGGTAGTTGCCGTTGCCGCTAAATGTTGCACGTGCCAAACTAGATCACCTTGAAGTGGACATCGCCATCTTCGCCGCCGGTGGGATCGCCTGTACTAATTGTGATTCCACTTGCTGTGCGAAAGCTACTTTTACCCGTAGGAATCATGGCAATCGCCCTAGCAACGTAGTCTCGCGTACGGTTGATCTCTCGAGCACCGTATTTGCGCTTACCTTCTTCACCTGTGCCGGGAACAACACCCATTCCCGCTGCAAGTGCTTCATCGCCAATGGCCATGAGATACCTCCTTTCAGATATTAGTCGTCTTCATCCCAGAATTCTTCTCCGCCACCATCCCAAGTGTCGTTGCCCCAAGAGTCCCATGTTCCGGGCATAATGTAGGATTCGACAGCAAGGGTAGGATATGAGCGGTCGCCCTCGGAGTCAGACACAAATATCTGCTCGGTGACTCGCATTTGGTTGGTTGCCCCGTCGGAGTTACGCATCTCTACGAGGTCTCCAAGCAGGTAATCCCTGCCATATTTGAACTCGCTGTACTGTCCGATCTCACCATCAAATGCAGTGAGCGGACGGTTGGCAGCAAGTGCATCCAGACCCTTGTTACGCAATATAGATTGTAGAGCCGGGCCTGCTTCGTCGTCCACATCGTTAGCGTCGACAAATATGACGCGTCGTTCAAAGCCCGATGTCTCAGCGCTAATGTTGTCCGCGTAGACAATCTCGGAACCGTTCTTCGAGAAGACGTAGGCTACGTTCTTGTAATCCTTGATGGAGTTCACTTCAGTAGTGTTCGTCATGTTGTCGAGTTCGGGACTAAATATAACCGGAGTATGGCTGGTCTGCTGCGTCGTCCGATTGTTACCTGCGTAGATGTCGAAATATAGCTCCGAGTTGTCGTTGTTACGGACAAGACGGAACCCCAGTTCATACTGGTCACACAGGTCTTTCACCGCTTTATACACGGTACTGATTGGGATCTCCATGGAGAAGATGGTTTCGTTTTCGCTAATCGAGTTTGGCGGATATAGCGAACCCGGTTGAATGAAGGGGATGATGTCCCCCGGGCTAAGAATCCCCTCAACACAGATCTTTTGGAATATGTGTCGAGCAATTCCGCCCGGGGTATTCGTGATCAGCCAATCACTACTTTCACCAAACCCGACCATCCCCTCTGTAGCAACCCTCTGTTCGAGAAGGTATTCCAGAGAGGGGCCAGTGACTTTGAGAAGCTTTCGCCCTTCATTGTCGTGAGTGTCTTCAGTGAAGTCCACCTCCATGACCCGATCTGACTCGGTGATTACCAGCTGCTGACCTGTCCGTAGAAGGCGTCGCATAGCTGGAGTAGAGAGTACGAGCAACTCAAAGTCGCCCTTCTCTCGCCACCGCTCAGTCCATATGCAGGATTCGAACTGGTCGATCACTGCAGTTCGACGAAGAAGATCGTCAAGGATGTAAACGTCCATCAGAGCCCTCCGTACCGGGTAACGTATTGGATTAGATAGTTCATGGGTTCGCCGTCAGCAACCACGCTGAGGTAGTTCTTACCGGGGAAAATCTGAACCCAGTTTGAATACGGAGACATGCCGTACATCAAAGAGCTCGTGGTACCATCTCTGGTTAGCGTGATCTCTTTAGCGCCAGTTACGGTGCTGATGTATAGGTGGTCTCCAGCAATCAGAGGCTCTGCGAACTCCAACGTGCTAAGCATGTTCGTGGCAGTTCGAAGATGGATTGTGAATTCAGATACCGGACGGTTGATGTCGATTTCGAACTTGAACCCGGTTTCGACCGTTCCCGTGTACTCGACGACCGTGTTTACGGGAGCTGCATCGGTCTGGAGGTATAATACTTCAGACGAGAGGTCGAGGAAGTCGGGATTGTGGCACTTGATGGAGAGGGTAACCTCCGGCTCTTGTACAAATAGAGGCCAGTCAAAGGACTCTACAATGCCGACAATATCCACTGTGGGATGGTCGTCGGAAAAGAGCCGAAGGTTAACCTCGGATTTTGGCATCAGGTAGTTCATCAGCTTTCGCCTCAGAGCAGTTACCGATCCGTAGATCTGTGAGACATCTACTCCCATTTTGAAGACTAGGTATCGTGCCTCACGTCGACTTGCTTGGTACTGCTCCCCGTCAACCTGCGCAAAGCTCGATGAGACAAGCACAGCGTTGACGGGGTCCAGTCCATCGACTTCCTGAATGAAGAACCCTTCAGCCCCGTCCAAGAACGGGACGGTCAACATGTCGCCTTGTTTGTTGGTGATTGTTACTTTATCCAGCAACTGACTATCCCTTCTTTACAACGGAGATGAGGTTCTTGTTCTGCCTGTAGATCTCAGCACTGTTAAGTGCCTTAGGCGACGTGACGTTCTGAGTGTAGTTGTTCACGACACTCGCTCCGAAAGTTCCCGCTTCCGAAGTTGTGCTTGCAGTTGCGCCTTCTCGCCTTACGCGATCGGCAGCAGCAAGCGATGATGCTTTGTCGTAGCTTCCAGACAGTGACAGAGCAGGTACCGCCAGCATCCCCGCGACAAGACCGGAGTCCTTACGGATAGCTGAGAGGTCCAAGACCGGTCGGATAGTCGGAGCCATGTCCATCTCCATCGAGGCCGCAGCATCAATTCCGGACATCGTTCGTTTAAGCGTTTCCATCGCGGAAAGACCCATCTTTTCGGTGGAGCGGACGCCCAAATGAGCGTACTTATCCACACCATTGGCGAAGCCCTGATCGGCATACATACCAAGCTTCGCAAATTCCCTTGAAGGAGACTTGATCCCCAAGAGGTCCTTGGCTGCTTGAAGTGCACGTCCAGCCATATCCCTCGCTGCCGAAGCAACTCGTTCAATGCCCTTGCCGATACCGCCTACCATACCGTCGATGATTGCTTGCGCAAGGTCGAGACCCGCAGTAGACATGCGATCGGAGTTGTTCCGAACTGCAGAGGCCAAGCTCTCAACGAAGGTGACGATAAGGTTTGCACCAGCCTGAGTGATCTGCGGCAGGTTGCGTGAAAGCCCGTTGAGGAACTCCACGATAACCTTAGATGCCGCGTCGACCATCTTCCCAATGTTGTTTCCGATACCTTCCCAGATACCGGTGATGATCTTCATACCCGCATCTACGAACAGGGGGATGCCCTTGACGACGAGTCCGACAAGCAGCACGATCAGCATCCAGAGCGTACTCTCGATCTGTGGCGCCACCATTTGGATTGCAGTAAGCAACGTTGTCAGCAAGGCTACGAAGGCGTTCAAGAACGTCGGCATAGCACCACCAATAACGTCTGCAAAGGCGACAATTCCCTTGCCGAACTCCATCAATGCGAGCGGTATAAGCGCCAGAAGGGATGCGATGAACGCCACAAGAATAGGTCCTGCGATCATCACTGCCGTAGCAATGGTGACCAAGCCCGCTGCGAACAGCACCGTACCCATACCTACCCCGAGTAGACCCAGACCCAGCATAGCCATAGCCACACCAAGTGAGAATAAGATCGGGACAATCGGCGCCAACACCAGACCGGCAAGGCCGAATATGATGAAGATGCCCGCAAGTGCGGCGAACCCATGGAGCATTTGTTCCCAAGACATCTCACCGAACTGCCTCAACACCGGTGCCAAAATACCCAAGGCAGCGGCAACCACAAGGATTGCAGCAGCGCCCGAGAGAGTACCCGACATTGCGATGAGAGCTACAGATATGAGGATGAGCGAAGCCGCCAGAACCGTAAGACCCTTAGCAATCTCCTCCCAAGTCATTCCAGCGAAATCCGCGAGAGCTGAAGCCAAGAGTTTCAGTGCACCTGCGATTGCGATGAATCCGATTGCGCTAGCCAGCATATTTGGAGGTACTCTAGCCAGAGCTTGGCTCATAGCATTGAGAGCCACGGACATGATGATCAGACCCTTTGCAGTGTCTTCCCAACTTAGAGCTGCGAAGTCGCCCATTGCGCTGGCGATAATCTTCAATGCGAATCCGAGAACCACGATTGCAGCAGCTGTCTTGAGGATATCCGCTCCGCTTACAACGTTTGTGAACCGCTGTAGTAGTGCGAGAACGAGACCCAATGTGACGAGACCCTGAATCAAGCTTCCGAGATCCATAGCTGCGAAGTCGCCCATAGCGCTAGCCATGATCTTCAACGCCACACCTAGGAGAATGAGTCCGGCAGCGTTGGCCATCGCACCCTTGTTCACCTTGGTGAGATTGTTAAATATCGACAAAGCCGTGAGCAACACGCCTACGCCAACGAGACCTTGGATCATTTCACCGAAGCTGAGCTCCGAAATATCTTTCACAGCACTGGCAAGAATCTTGATGGCAATTGCCACCGCGATCAAACCAACACCCGTTGCGATCAGGTTAGCCGGGTTCTTCGACATGATTTCAGCAGCCTTTGCAAGCCCCAACATTAATGCGATAGTTCCCGTAAGCCCCTTGATCAATTCGCCCCAGCTAAGCTCAGAGAGCTGTTTCACTGGAATAACCAGAATTGCCAGAGCTATTGCCAGAAGAATCATCGAAGCTGCAATAAACGGCAGCTTTATAAAACCGGAACCAACTGTGATCTTGTCGAGGGCTTCCATAGCTTTGGTGAGGATCACTACCATAATGCCAATCGTCACGAGAGACTTTGTAAGTGCACCCGAGTCAATCAGCGATAGCGCGATTACAGATATAGCCAAGATTCCAATTGCGATAGCGATCTTCATCAAGGTGTCTGCCTGAAGGTTCTGCTGCATAGCCCCAAGGGTGCCAGTCAGAGCTTCAAGTACGTCATTGATCCCATCGACAGAGGAGGTGAGGCTGCTCAAGAGCCCGTCCTTAACTCCATCTCCCATTCCGAGCATCTTCTTGAACGTGTTCCTGAACAGGAGTACCAAACCCGCAAGCAGGCCGGTGTTGACCATGTCCAGTGTGTCGTCGTAGTTGACGTCGGTGAATACCGCGCTGAGCTTCTCTCCGAGTTCGGTGAACAAGTCGGAAACTGCGGTACGCAGAGGGAGTAGCTTATCCCACATCACAGCCATTGAAGCGACCACTCGATCCCAAGCTGCAGCAAGTCGATCAGCAAAGCGCTTAATCGACTCGACACGTTCGGTGATACGAGTCATTACAGCTTCACCAACGTTCCCAAGACCGGTCATGCTAGCTTTGAATGCATTGACTGCTGCGTCCATACCACCAGTGGCGAATGCTTTAGCTCCCTTTAGAACTGCCTCTGTGAAGGAGACGATGACCTCAATGATGTCGAAGAACACGTCGATACCATCGCTCAGCATGTCCACCATTTCGCCGCCCAAGAAACGAGCGAACTTAGAGGTGTAGTGCATTGCGTTTCCGCTTACGAGATACCCGAAGTCGTAGATCGCCGTGGCGAGTCGAACGACGTAAGGGATTACTCGGCCAAGACCGGCCCCCAATGCTGTGGACAGCTTAGTGAGGTTTGCAAAGAAGTCTTGAACGAATGTGGAGTTCTTTAGCTGGTCTGCCATCTTTCCGAGCATGTCGGTTAGGGGCTGCAAGCTTCCAGAGATAGAATCCCCACCAGTAGCGAAAGCCTTGAAGAAAGCGACTACGACACCGATGGCACCACCAATGATATCGAGTCCCATTTTGATGATTGTGAACAGAAGCTTGAACGTGTTCTTCAGAAGGCTCGTCTGCTCTTGTCCCGGAATCAGCGCTCGTGTGAAATCACGAATAGCTTCGGTGATCTTCAACAAACGTTCGCCAGTCATCGGTGGGAAGACTTCTCGGAATGCTTCATTGATTGGCCTGAGGACGCCCATCAATGCGTTGAACGCATTTGTAACGGCCTCGATCATGACGGTACGACCGCCTAGTTGATTCCAGTCACCGAGAACCTTGTTGCGTTCGTCGGCACTGGCGGAAACCATCCCGCCTAGGACGTTGTTGACGTTGGACCACATCTCTTTGGCCTGCTCGAAGTCGCCAAGTACCAGCTGAGCAGACTTCGCCCAACCAGAACCGCTCGTCTCCTGCAATGTGCCGACCAGCTGCGTGAAAGTTTTAACCTTCTGTGCAGCATCGCCTGCGGTTTTAGCCATTCGCTGGATGTCAGCAATCTGCTGATCGTTGTAGCCCATCTGCTTCAATTGAGCATCGTCGAGGTCACCGGTGAATTTCTTCAACGTGTCGGTCATGATGTCGGTGGTCAACCAACCCTCTTGGAGAGAGAGCCGGAAGCTACCATTTTTCTCGACCATATCGTCGACTGCGATACCTTGAGTACGAGCGGTTTCCATCAAGGAATTACGGAACGACTCGCTCGCCATACCAGCAGTCTCGATGGACATCCAGTCTTGTAGTGCAACCTTACCGGATGACATTGCCCGGCTGAGCTGCTCCATTGCGCTGGATGCCTGTGTTGCATTCGCGCCCGACATTGCAGCTACGTTCGACAAACCCTTAATCGAGGCTGTCGAAGTATCGAGGTCGACACCTGCCGTGGTGAAGGTACCAATCGCTTTGGCCATCTCAGAGAAGTTGTAGATGGTCGTGTCCGAATATGTATTCAGTTCTTCAAGAGCCCTGTTTACATCTGTAATCGTCGATCCCTTGGACTGAGTGTTCGCCAGAATCGTCTGGATCGAGTTCATGTTAGTTTCGTACTCGGCCAGACCATCTTTAGCAGACTGCATTAGTGCGCTACCGATTCGCTGTCCGACATCGACGGCCTTGAACGCTAAAGCACCAAGAGCTGCAACACCGGCAATTGACATAGCACTAATGCTTTGCTGTGCCTGTCCCGCACTTTGCCCGATGGAGGCGAAGTTGACCGCTTTACCAGCAAGATCCAATTCTTGCAGACTCTTGATGGCGTTCTTAGAACCTGCCACCATGGTCTCGAAGTTGACACTCTGAATGGAACTCTTGAGGTTGCCGATGCTTGACTGAACGGAGGCAAAGTTGAGGTTCTGCTTGATCGTGTTGACCGCTTCGACCACGCCCTTAGCGCCTTCTTGGAAGGGTTTGGGGTTGATCTCAAGCTTTACACTCTTACCAGCAGCGTCAAGTTCAGAGAGACTCTTGGTTACGCCGTCGAACTTGAGCTCGCTCTTGAGCTTGTTAGCTCCACCAATCGTGGACTGGACACTCTCCAAGAACTGCTTGTTGTCGAATTTGAGGTTGCCGATATTCTTACCAGCGGCGTCAAGTTCAGAGAGAGCCTTGATACTTCCGCTGAAGTCCATGCTCTTCTTGAGGTCTGCAAGCGAAGCCATTGTCGTTCTAACGTTGGCTTCGAACTTGGAGTTGTCGAATTTTATAGAGACGACGCGCTCTTCAATGCTCGCACTCATGCAGAAGTCACCGCCTTCCAAACATCATCTGCAATCTTGTCAAATATGGGTCGCATTGCGGGGTTGATGTAATCTCGCCCTCGGACGTATCCGCCAGTTCCGGTGCCATGTCCGTACTGAAGGATGATTGCGATTGAGACGCCGTCTGGCGTATGGCTGTTAGACCAGATGATTGAGTGGGAACCCTTGGAACTTTTTACTGTGTAGTCCCATGAATTCCTAGTATCGCCCTCGTCAAGGGGCGTGGCTTTAGCGAGAGCATCTACGCCTGCGCGTCCAGCTTTATGAAGATGAGGGGTGATATTGCTAGCTTTAGTAGCCTTTTTCAGGTAACTCTCCATACCGGAAAAGGAGCCACTAGATTTAACGCTGATCATTTAGTGGCTCCTTTCGCCGTTATTCACTTACTGTGGGAGGTCCGATGTATCGGATGAGGAATTGACCCTTGGGCATGATTGCTCCAACATGGACGAGGTTGTTTGCCGAGTTCACGTAGAACCCGACTTGCTGCCCAGCGGCTAGCACCTGATCCTCGATCTCCGCATGTGCCCGGGTGTATAGACCACTGTTGAGCTGGAATGCGTTACCATCGACGTTGAATATGATGGTCGAGCCACCCGAATCAACGACTCGGAAGTGGTAGTTTGCAAAGCCTGAGCCTGCCGCTTGAACGGTCCAGACTTTAGCTTCGTATCGACCATATTTCTTGATCTGGATTCGCTCACCATTTGAGGAGGTGAACCAAGCATCGCCACCACGACGTCGAACCCAACCCCAACCGCCCATCCATGTCGACGATGTCGCCTGAACTTGAGTCGGAGGTTCGAGCATGAGCATTGGCCCACGACCTGTTGGATACCAACCGGAAGGAGCCTCAGCTACGAGGCCGAGTGCGGTAAGCCCAGCTTTACCTGTGGTGGCGAAATATGACTCTTCCCACCCAAGGTCCGTGTTGTACCAGACGATCTTTCGGTTAGCCAAGGCCACCCGAGTAGCGTCCGTTGCCGGGACCCCAAATATGGTGTCACGCTGAACCGTAGTTCCACGTCCAACGTAGTCTTCAGCAGGTGCTGTAGAAACGCCAGCATTGCCAATGGAAATGATGAAGTTGACAACGTTGTATGGCTGAAGGTTGTTGTGTGCTGCTCCGCCGCCAGTAGCGGCAGTTTGCTGATCGAAAGGTGTGACGGCGTCTGCTGCGGCAAACGCACCATTCAAACCGGTGAAGTTCAAGTCGTCTACGCCGGAATATCCCTTCACAGTGTGAGTGTGAGAGGGCATTTCAGCCTGTGTAAGAGTGTGCGTCTTAGCGCCACCCTTTTCACCTAGGTTATCGAACTCGATCTGCGTAAGATCAAGGCCGACAGGAACGCGACCGCGAAGATCGGGAAGGTTGAATGTAGTTGAACCGTCACCAGCCCCATACGTAGTTCCGATCGCAGCGAAAAGTTCTGCGTAAGTGACGCGAGAGACGGCAGCACCATCACAGAATATCCAACCGGAAGGAGGAGTCGTGCCGCCGAATATGCTGATGACGCCTGCGATTAGGAGACGATCAGGACCCGTGTCTCCGGTCAAGCCTCGTACATACCCTGCATCGAGCTGAGTGCCCTCTCGAGTGACGAGGATGAGGTTGCCCATACCATTGACGCTAGCGCCAACGACAGTGGTATTCTCGATAGCCTGTAGGCGGTCTGCTTTAAAGCCTGTTACGGAAGCCAATAGACTCCTCCTTTCTTAGTTGTTAATCGGTGACTAGCGGTGGACCGACATATTTGACAGAGAGGCGCCCTCTTTGAGCTAGGCTGTCTCCACCGTGGACGCCAACTGTCGGTCCGGGCTCAGTACCCTTTTGGAGTCGAATACCGACCTTCGAGTTTGGTGCGATGATAAGGTCATAGAACTCACTGTGAGGACGCGTCATGAATGACGTATTCTTCGTGAATGACCCACCACCACCTACTTCATTGGCAGTCGTGGCGTTGTCCGACATGAGGATCTTGAAAATATAGTCGGGAGTTGCGGTGTTGTTTCCGTACTGATTTGTGAAGAATCGACCGTCATACCGTCCATGTTTTAGAACGTTGATTCGATCAGTTCCACTCAAGGTGAACCAAGATGCTCCGCCTTTTCGCCGAAGTACGCTCCAACCGCTAATGAAGGTATCGATAGGCACGTCAGTATTGGCGAGTGCAGTCAGCTCCATGAAAGGACCGTCGGCAATCGGATACCATCCCGCAGTGGCTCCAGTCACAAGGCCAATTGCCGTGAGACCTGAAGCGCCAGAGACTTCGTAGTAGCTTTCATCCCAGCCGAGATCTGCGTTATACCAGACCACCTTCTGATTTGCAAGCGCTACTCTGGCGGCTGAAGTCGACGGTACACCATATTTCGCATCTCGCTGCGATGTGGTGCCACGAGCGTTGTCTGTGAAATAACGAGGCACTGCAATGCCGCCACCCTGAGGGGCCGCAGTTCCAATAGAGATGATGTAGTTGAGTGTCAAGTAGGGCTGCAGGTTGTTGTGTGCCCCTCCACCACCCGTACCCAAAGTTGGCTTGTCGTAGGTCGTGTTGTTCTGACCGAAGGTATCTGCGGCCTGCATACGACCGACGTTACCAGTCATGTTCTTGTCATCTACGCCAGAATAACCAAGAACGGTATGGGTATGTGACGGCAGCTCGGCCTCGGTAAGGGTATGTGTCTTAGCGCCACCCTTTTCACCTAGGTTATCGAACTCCGTCTGCGTTGCATCCAAACCTACTGGAATCCGACCGCGAAGGTCAGGAATGTTGAAGGTAGTGGTTCCGTTACCAACACCATATTTGGTGCCGATGGCTGCGAACAGCGCTGCATAATCAGTTCGTGATATAGCAGCGCCGTTGCAGAGCATCCATCCAGAAGGAGCTGTCGATCCGCCGTAAAGCGAAATATGACCGGGGTTGTGTACCAACTCAGGGCCTGTGAAACCTTTCGGCCCCTTCACAACTCCCGCATCAATGGGGAAACCATCTCGGCGTTCCAGCGTGAGGCTGCCGAATTCATCGACACTACCGTCGACAACGGTACTGTCCACGATTTCTTGTATTCGTTCGTTGTCGTATGTGATTATGGTAGCCACGCTGTACCCCTTTCTTACAGAGAACTAATCTGAACTTCGTCCTCGTTGAGTTGGATGACCGACTCCCAGTTGATTGTGAATGTGTCATCGCCGTTATCGGTGATTGCTTGATCGGGTCCGGTAACTGTGTAGGTACCATCTCCATTATCGACAACCTGAACAAGTGCATTGTCGATGAAGAGCGCGAGCATTTCCTGTGGAGTAGGAAGCCTTGGTGCGGTGGTGTCCGTCCCATAAAGAACTGCTTCCACAGCTTCAAGCGCCCATGGGTAAATGACCCTCGAGTCGAGGACCAAGTGCGCGCCATATTTAACGCCGAATGCTGCATCCTCGAACTTGGCAGGACGTGTAGAGATCTCCCAGCTGAATGTGGAAGGCTCTGTCTCGTCACTTAGCGTCAGGTATTCCTTCTCAGAAGGCATCGCCAATGCATTGTAGAGGATATGAATCTTGTAGGCGTAGCCAAGGTCATTCATGTCGTTACCGACAAGCGTACGATATGACAAGCCGAATTGCTTCCGCCTTTGCTGCGTGAGAGCGAGACCATTAGCGATCTCTTCCGCTCCATCACAGCTAGCGAATTCATCAGGGTATGTGAAGGCCTCAAGAGTAGCCGCGAATTCCTCAGGAGAAGCACGGTTTACGTGCCTAATCCCGTCGAGGTAATATGCTTGAGACTCACCACCGGAAGGAGACTCTGAGACCGAGATCAACCCGTTCCAAGGAACACCATCAGCTCCGTCGAGGTAGAGTACGCCTCGATCGACCCCAGCTTCGAAGAACTTCGATCCTGTATCGTTCCATTTAAGTTGTGTCATTTAGTGCCTCCTTCCGGCGGTGATAATTTGTTACTGAACTACCTGAAGTTCACGTAGTTTCTTGACGAGCATCTTGCCGATAACCGTCTTTGTCGATGCGGTGTAGTGAACCGTATCCGCGAGGAGTTGCGGAGGAACAGTTCCCGTAGCCATCGCATCTGTATCGGCCTGTGTGGGGGTAAGCCCAGCATCGGAAAGACCATAAGTTGCGAGGTATTCCCGCAGTGAGATGAAGTACCGACCGAACTCCAGCTTCATGGCAGCTTCATATGATGCTCGAGAAGCCGCAGAACCTGAAGACAGACCGAGTACTACCATTTTGAAGCGACCCTTATAGTGCTGCTTCATCAAACGATGACGGCGAACCAAGTCGGCATCATCAGCGTGACCGCCATTCTGACCGACGTAGGCAATCATCAATCCGTCATTCCACTCACGATCCGCCTTTGTGCGGATTGCGGTGGGGCGGTTGACGACCGTTTCCGTTCCAGCGACCGAACGAGTGAATGTAAAGACGCCAGTGGTATCGTTATAGGCGGTTCCCGTGAAGGCTAGCGTGCCTTCGATGTCTCCGATCTTCACCGGATTGACGTGAGCAGTACCACCCTGAAGAAGTGGCATTGTCTTATAGCCGAACTGCGATGTGATCCCACTTGCGTAGGTTCCGATCTGAACAGCCGTCGTCGTGGCTGGAATTGTGATGTTGTTGATCGTCATCACATCTGCGCCTTGACGAGCCACGATGGTGTTGGTTCCTTCACCACCAGTCCCAGCATTGTATACTGGGATTCCCAGATCGGCAGCAAGAACGTCGGTCCACCCACCGCCTGCGGTAAGCGAGTCGCCCCAACAGGTGATGTATGGAGGCTGCTTCCCATCGACGTAATCCTTCGTTACAAACTTGGAAGGATCGAAGCCTGCCAGCATGTCCGCTACGAGGATGCCCTTGGCCGATGAACCATCTTCAAGCCAAGCAGCGCCAATCTCCCAGTTGATCGCTGGCGTAGTTGCTGCACGAGTTTCCTGACCACCGAGGAAATACGCATTGTCGGTGTCGAGAAGGTTTGCCGCCTTACAAAGGGCATACAGATCGTCGCCCTTCTTGATCGTCCAGTAATTGGACGTGTCTGGGAGGAACTTGACGTTCGCCCACTGGGAAGCACTCTTGCCGATACCTACTTGATTCGTAACTTTCATTTCGGAGAGAGAGTCGTCGAACCTGAAGAAGTATTTCTTCCCCTTGAGGTCTGACACCTTACCAAGGAAAGCGGATGCGAACTGGTAGTTCCAGTTACCATCGGGCTGAGTGGTCTGAGGGCGAGTATATCTAGTCGCCAGACCGGAGGGAGCGCCGACTGGAGCTAGCGTCGACCCTCCAGACCCGCCATTGTTGTTTACGCTTGTGGGCAGTACCTTAGCGAATCGACGAGTGTCATCAGTGAATCCAGTCAGGATAGATGATTGAGCTGCAACGGTGGTGAAGTTAAGTTCCGCTTCATCGACAATTGCTGCGCGGAACCAAAAATCGGACGAGTAGTGGTAGGAGCTTACCGCGTTCGGAAGGCTTCGGTTGAGAATCCGCATGTTGAGATTCACATTATTGGCGTCTACAATGGCCGGATCGATCCAGTCGTCCAACCTAATCAAGTAAAGGTTGTCGGCAACCAACCGAACCTTTGAATCGGTCAACGGAACTGGAGTGAAGTACGAATCTGGACCCCAGTCACCAAGCTTGTTGATAGCTACGGTTACAGGCTCATTCCTGATGGACGTAGCCGAAACATCCTTCTGTTCGAAACGCAGGAGCATTGACTTCCCACGCAATTCTGCCCGGGTCCCCAGAAAAATTTGATTGTTGATGTACCACTTATTGGTGGTCCCAGCAGCAAATTTCTGTCGGTAGTAGGCATCTTTCTGAAGACTATTGATCTCCGGATTCCACACATCGACTCCGCCATTGACCCCGGTGTTAACAGCACCACGGGCAGTCATGGTATTGCGAACATCTTTTTGCCCCATGTATGGGACGCCAAGGTTGACGACGCCAGTCTTACCGTCGACGCTGGACACACCACCAGTCGGTCCAGTATCTCCCTTGGCGCCTTTGACGACACCGGCGTTGAAGGTTGTTCCGTCGGGTCGCTTTAGAATGAGTTCGCCAGAGCCATTGACTGTACCTTCTTCAACAGTCTGCTTGTCGATCGTTGCTTGAAGTGCTGCTTCTACCCGAGGGGCGAATTTACCTTCCGCGTTAATCCCAACGGGCTTGTAAGGACCTGCCATGGTTAGTCTCCTGAAATGTAGGTGCCGGGATCATCCGGGTCTTCGGTCACGTTGTCATTGATGATGAATGTGCCTTCATCATTTGGATCGGGTTCCATCGCATTTGCTGCGATTAGGAATGTACCCTCGTCGTTTGGATCTTCAGTTAGATACGACCCTTCGACAATAGCTATGATCTCTCCGGGCAACGGAAGTCTCGGCGGATAGCCTTCGGTTCCGTAGAGAATAGCTTCGATCTTAGCCAGTGCTAATGGCGGGATCTTGTTTGAATCGATCGTTAATGTTGCTGTTTTGGCCACCTACATCTCCTTTCTGTCTACTACCCCTTGGATTGTTGCTGCGCCCTACGTTGAGCATTCAACTTTTGACGCTCGGAAACCATATCCCGCTTACTCATCTTCTTTGGCGGCGAGTTCTTGTTATTGCAGACTTCGATCAGAGTGAACAGTCGGCTGAGATGCCAGTGTTCAAACTCTATCGGAATCTGCAAAGTAATCATCCAGTAGTAGATGACCTCCGCCGTGATGAATTCACGAGGTCTGCCTCGACCATTAGTGGGTCCCTTGTGGGTTATCACTGTTGCAGTCATCTTGGCATTGATGTAGTTGTTAACTTGATTGACGTGGTCCTGCGAGAGGTTTTGGTAAACCTCCGGGGGAACATCAGGGGTCAAACACATGCAGTGCATGTACCCTAAGATTTCCTCGGTTGTCTTTTCATCTGGGCCCAAGAAGGGTTTCTCCCAAGATGCCTCCCATTTTGAAAGGGAGACCAAGGAATGCTCGAACTCCAGAGTCATCTCTGGTATGACGGTAAACGTATTATCGTCGTCGTTGAACTGGTCAACTTTAGGGATGTGAAGTCTAAGCATTCCCCGGTCTCCTTTCTAGTGATTGCCTTACGGCACGTCGATGGTCGTGCCGAAGAGCTCGATGATCTCAGACGGCAGCGGCAAGCGAGCTTCCTCAGAAGCGGTACCGTACAGAATCGCCTCGAGTGCTGCGAGATCAGCAGAGTTGACCTTTGTCGAGTCGACAGTGAGCTGTGCGGTCACCTTAAAACCCGGGACCTCCACGGGGTTCGTGGAGATCTCCCAGCTGAAGGTAGATGCCTCCGGCGATTCGTTGATCGTGGTGTAGGCCTTCTCCGTGGGAGCTGCCTGTCCGCCGTAGATCAGGTGGATCTTGTAGCCGTGGTCGACGCCGTCGATGTCGTTACCGATCTTGGTGCGGTAGGAAAGACCGAAGGTCTCTCGCTTCTGCTGACCGATGTAGACGCCGCCGGTGATTTCGGCAGTTCCGTCGCACGCCATGAAGGCGTCGGGGTACGTGAAGGCTTCGAGGGTTGCAGCGAACTCTTCAGCGGACTGAATGTTTGCGTAAACCTGATTGTTCGCGTACTGCTTGTTGGACTCGGCTCCCGAGGGGCTCTCGGTAACAGACACGAGGCCGTTCCAAGCGTGACCCTCGTCGTAGAGGCCGGTCGTACCACGGCGGTAGAGTACGCCCTTGTCGACACCGGTCTCGAAGATCTTTTCGGAGACCTTATCCCATTCCAATACTGTCATGGTGATTCCTTTCAGAAGTAAAGATTGAATACATCGTGGTAGAGTTGACCGACCACGAAGCGCCTCTCAAAGGAGCATCGTGGAATGTCGTGAACCGCTTCAGGAATAGAGCTGAGACCCTCTTGATCCATAACAGTTACTTGGTAGCGCTTCGATTTCTGGTACGGAGCGTTGTTAGCATGGCGGGATTCTCGAACATCCAGTTTGTACAGGATGCACGGGTATTCCATCATGTTCGCAGGAGGCTCTTCGAAGTAGGCCTTCTTAACACCGGGGATGCTACTGAGTAGCGTCTGGAGCTGGAGCTGTCGGTCCGTTGTAAACACCGCCTAAGCTAATGATAAGACGACGACCTTGGACTTCGATACTCTCGATGTGCCAAAGGTCGTCTTCAAACTTGATATACCGAATCTGCTTACGCCTTTTGAGCGCATTGTGAGCGGCAACCACACTTATACGGTTTGTAAACGTGAACTCCGGAGTGACTTTGTCTCCAGTCTCGGTGTTTATGTCGTTGCGAAGGACGTCACCGAAGAACTTATGCTCAACGATGACGTCCTTCCAACGACCCGGCGAAACTTCTGCTGTGGTACCGAAACCGATCTCACCGCAGAATCGTTTCATTTTGAAGTGCTATTACAGCGCGGTGTAGCTGAAGGTCCAGTTACGGGTCGACAGCGGAGCGAGGTAGTAGCCGTCCTGAGGCTCGGCGGCAACGTCCACCGTTTCGGTGATCGTGGTGACGCCAGCGGGAGTTACCACACCATTGACGAGGTAGTCCACGCCGGTAACGGCAGGGATCGTCAGTTCGTTGGTTGCGGTGTTGAAGGAGGGGGGCGTAGCCGTCACTTCGATGCCCGCATCCCGACGGATGACCAGAGCCGACTTGGGCTTGGTCAGGGCACCCGACATGCGGGTTTCCATCAGGTACTTGTACTGGTTGAAGTCGATGTCGAAGTCATCGAACGAGGTGATCTCGCCACCCTTGTTGGTGCCGATCGTGTAGTCGATCAGGTTGACGATGATGCCGATCAGAGTCGGGTCCTCGCCCATCGGTTCGACGGGTACGATCTCCTTGACGCGGATCGCGGCTGCAAGAGCAGTCTCGGTCTCGTACAGGCGACGGCCCATCTTGTCCTTGAGCAGGAGCATCTCGGTCAGGACGGCGTCGGTGGTGTAGAACACCGGAGAACCGGAGCCACGGTAGTTGGTGCGCGAGCGGGTGATCTCGTCGATCATCACGTCCGGAGCAACGTTGGCTGCCAGCTGAACCTTGTGTGCGTAGAGCTCGTGATCGTTGGCGATCGAGCGGATGCCCGTGCCTTCGGTCTGGCCCTGCGGGTCCTTGATCTTGTCAGCGTGACCCACTGCACGACCGTCGCCGATGAGGATGGCGCGAGCGATTTCCTCGTTGAGCATGAAGCGGATTTCCCACTTCAGCCAAGAGATGATGTCGATGTCGGTGATGTCGATCACGTCGTCGCGGTCCAGCTTCTGCTTCTTGTAGACCGTGGCCGGCCCGGTGGAGCGCTGCAGGAGGACGACGACTTCGTCCTTCTTCAGGGTGCCCTTGGTGTAACCCTTGGCACGAGCTTCCTCGGCGGTCAGGTCGGCGAGGATCGTCTTGACCTTGGCGAACGGGGAGTGCTTCGTTGCGCCGAGGACCTTCTGAACCCACTCGGTCTGCCGGGCGATGAGCTCCGGGGTCTGCGAGGAGACGCGAGCATCCGGGAAGAGGATGTCGATGTTGGTGATTCCGTAGTCGGCGTGTGCCAGCTGGAAGGACTGGAAGGCCTTCTTGAAGGAGCCCTTCTCGTGCGCGAGGGCGTTGATTTCCTCGACATCGGCGTGGGAGAGAGTCGGACGCTGAACGACGGCCGTGCCACCGTTAGCGTTCTGGTCGAATGCTTTGTAGTTCAAGGTCATTTCGGCGGAGCCTTCCTGATTGTGCTGGAGTTTGGAATCCTCAGACTCATTGGAGCCGTCGGCGTGCTGAGCAGACTCGTCGGAGTCTTTGGTCTGTTCCTCGGCCTCGGTTGAGTCCTTGGAAGTTTCGGCGGATGCTTCGGAGCCTTTCGACTCGTCACCTACTTCATCCTCTTTTGCCGTTTCGAGGAGCGCGTCCAAAAGTTCGCGCTGAGGATCGGAAAGCGTGTCCAGAACTTCCTGAACATTCACTTCCTCACCATCTTCGGCATGGATCACAGTCAGGTCATCGGCATTGTCGCCGTGCTTGACTTTGCTCTCGTTCTCAATCGCGTTTGCGATGATTGCCGAAACGACGTTTTCCTGTTTAGGAGTCAGGGAGTCCCAGATTTCCTGAACAGTCTCACCTTCCTTGTCGTCATCCTTTTTGGAATCGGACTCGGAAGACTTGTCGCCATCGGCGTGCTCGAGACTCGGAATGGTGGGGGCTTCATCCCAAGAGATGATGACCTCGCCGAACATGGTGTCCGTGCCGTCGCCACTGTGCTGCAGGTTGACGTCCAAGATGAACGCCTCCGGGTTAGCACCCTTGTAGACCAAGCTGACTTCCGTGATGTTGCCGTGGACAACGTCAGCACCGTTCTGCTTGAGTCGGTTTGCGAAGATGGAAAGAGCTTTGATGTCGCCGTGGCGAACGAGCTCCTTGGCTTCTAGTGCCGAAGTCGTTTCATTGAAGTACGCTTCGGTGTAGACGCCGTCTTCACGGTGGTGGAGGATCGCGTGCCCAAGGACATTGCTGGTGCTGTCGTGCTGGTGCATCCAGACGAGAGGCACCTGCTCTTTGTCCTGATGCAGGAATGCGCCGTGTCGGATCGTTCGACCATCGGAGCACTCACGATCAAATCGAGTTGCGTAGCCTGTGAAATCAGGCAACTTCGTCGCTGTCGCTACTGTCATTTTGAAGGTTCTCCTTCCTTTCTTGAGTTGCTTCCGGTGGTTGATTGACCTTACCCACGTTGTCTTCGTTGGGCATGTTGGAGTTCTGCAGTTTGTCTGCCTTGGCTTCCTTCGAAGGCATGAGCCCGAGAGCTCGCGTCCTAAGTTCGTTGGAAGTCACTACTTCATTGCGCGAAAGCTTGTCGCCGATGTCGGCAATCTCGCTAAGCGCCAGATTCTTAAATGGATCTTTGAAGTATCGAACTCGCTGGCCCTGAGAACGAGCAGTCTTGGAGATGAACTTTCGTTCAATCCCCTCAGTGATCGCGCCTAGGATCGGATCGACGGTACGGTTGTGATAGTTGATCATTGCCCGTTCGTCGGCCGTGCCATCGAAGACATCTTTGGGAATGCCGAGCTGAGAGTACAGCTGCTTGGTCAGGAATTCCACCTGAGCCAACATGTTGTTCTCTGCTGGACGGTTAAGCTGCGTGATCTTCTCAGTCGCATCAGCATAAGCTACGCCGTACTTGGAGTTGTACAGCTGCTCTTCCATGTCTTGCCGTCGTTGGGCTGCCATCGCCTTTTTGGATTCGGTTTTGACAACGTACGGAAGCTGGATGATGATGTCGAGCTTGCCAGATCCAGCCTGCTCGTCGATAGCGTCGAGGATGCTGAGCTTACGAGTCAGACGCTTGAGCGTTGAGACTTCGTCGTTCATGACCGCGTAGAGAGGGTTCTCAATGATGGCGACATGGCGTTTCTCAAGGGTGATTTCTTCCTTGTTGCCTGTGTCAGGATTGTAAACCAGTACGCGAACATGCTCAGGGAACCATGCTCGTACCTCTCCGACGCGAAGCTGCTTGATGTCGTATGACATCGACGTAGCAGGATTTTTGTCGGCTTCCATGATGCAGATTGCAGCAACGCCCTTATCGAAAAGAGCCATTGCGACATTCTGTCGGAAGGCACGAGCACCCTCGTCAAGGTTTGCTTCGAGAGTTAGGCAATCGTTTAGACCGCTGGTTATCGTCTCTTTGTACTGGTCGGACTCATTGTCGACCCGTACGTGAAGGATACGATGTGCAGCAACGTCGATTGCGATCTGGTTGTAGATCGCAGTGATGACAGTCCGGTCGCCGGATGAACTCAGACGAGTTCGACTTGGGTTGTACCCGTAGCTGCCAGAACCACCCCCGCCCCAAGAGACGTAGCGATCAGTTTCAGACTCTTTCGAGAATGTCTTGAACGCTGCGTGCATGATGTTGTTTTTTAGCTGGTTGAATATTCCCATGTGTTACCTCCTCTCGGATTTCATCGTCACTCGAAGGCCTCCTTGTTGGCTTTGTAGGCGACGTAAGCATCCAGCAGAGCGGACACGTTATCAATCTTTTGGTCATGACGCTTCTTGAGAAGCTTGCGGTTGCCGTTGGTGTCTTCCATCGTAATGGCGTTACCCATGGCATAGCTCATCAGGGCCTGATCGAAGAGTAGTTCTCGTCTAGCACTAAGATGCTTAAGTTCGCCCAATGGAACTGATTCGGTTCGAGATCCCTGAGGAACCTTTTCGATTCCAAAGGGTCCGTTCTCTGCTTCCCATCGAGTTACAAACTCTTTGGCGTTGTACGGGTCGAAGCCAAAGGCCGAGACGTCGTACTGGTTCTTCTCAATGAACGCTTCGAGATCATCGTAGACGGCCATCATGTCGAGAACAGTTCCGGGTAGAACATGGAGGCTAAATTCTTTGAGGAACTCCTCATACTTCTGGCGTGGACCGCTAGAAAGCTTCATGAAGGTGTTCTCAGAGATGTAGCTTCGAGTAACTATTCCGAAAGTCCCATTGCGAAGAGGAAAGAGGAAAGTGAAGGCACAGAAGTCATCACCCTGTGAGAGGTCGGCTCCCAGAGCACAAGGTAGCCCCCAGAAATTCGGAACAAATGCATGTGGTTCCGTCTCTTCATAGGGGAAGAAGTACGTATAGCCTTCCATGGGAATTCCGAAACGCTTAGCCAAGATATCGTTCCTCGCTGCAGGTGCAGCTTCAATTCGATCGACATCTCGTTGGTAATTCTCGTAGGAAATGGTGATCCCAATGTTGGGCTGCGCCTTCTCCCACATTCGGTGATCGGGCACCTCATCGAGTTCGTCGAGTTTGTAATGCCAGATTGAGATGTGGGGTGCATAGACTTCATCCCTCAGGATCTTGGAGAGTTCCATTTTGATGGTATCGCCACTGCCGTTGCGGACGGTACCTTCGGAGCTGATAGCTACGATCAGATAGTCGTCCAGCTTGGTAGCACCCTGCTCGATTGCCGCCACCACATCCTCACGAACATCTCCGGAGAGCCATTCGTCGATCGTCGAGATCTTGGGCCTGAGACCCTGAAGCTTGTCGATCTTCATTGGGCGTACTTCGAGTAGAGAACCTGTTAGAAAGTTCTCGATACCCTTCTTGGTTGAAGCGAGTTTAACTCGGTTCATCCGATCGCCGGTCGTGTTCTGCAGAGAACCTTCGGTGAGGAACTTGAACAGAGGACCGCGAGCGCGAGTGATAGCCGTTCTGAAGGGAGACATGACTTCATCAGCTTGCTTCATGGTTGGAGCTGTGGTGATCTGATGAGAGGTAGCGGTATCCACGTTCAGGAAGTAGCTTTGAATGCACTCGGCGTACATTGACTTAGCGGCACCACGAGCAACAATCAAGTACTGCTTAACGGTGAGACGTTTCTTGACTGCTTTTCGGACGAAGCGTCCGCCGTGGTTGTCATTCGATGGTTCGTAGACGCTGGCGTCTTCGAAGTAGTACCAACCGAAGATCTGTTCCGCCCAAAGCTTAAAGCTATCGAGCATATGGAAGTCAGTACCGTCGGTTAGAGTCAGCTCGTTCTCACAGTATGAGATAAAGCCGTTGATGGCCATGTCATCGTAGTAGTAAATGGGGTTGGCGATGAGTCCGTCAATCCTATTCATCTCTGCTTCGATTTCTCGGCAGATCATGATCTCTCCATTGAGCACTTTCTCTCGAAACATGCCATAGTAGATAGGTGTTGCTGTGTTTGATAGGCTCATCGCCAACCTCCTTTCAATTACTTGGTTACGGCGGCCTTGGCTACCGCGATAGCACCCTTGGTGCCACCTTCGAGAACCAGCCGTTTGACTTGACCCTTTACGTATTCCTTGCCGACCTCTTGGCCGACTTCGGAAAGGATCTTTCCTACGATCTTTCGACCCTTAGAGATTTCCGGAGAGGTGAGTTTCTCAAACTCCTTCTCCATCTTGATCCGGTTGATGGCTGAGCGAAGTTCATCATCGCTCATTTTCTTTACGTCAGGCTTCGGAGGGCCGGAGTCTTTGGAAGACTCTCCTTTACGCCGACCCCACTTCATTCCGGGAACACCATAGTGTTCCAGAGTGTCTTCCTCTACTCGGATACCGTGGTTTCCGAGGATATCGCTTGCAGTGCGTCCCATTTCACCTCCTCTGCATCAATGTTGAGGAGCCACTCAAGGTGAGTAGCTTGCCGTTCCATGGCTTGCGTCGCTGGCCCGGTTGCTGGAGGATCGAACAACATTTTTACCTTCAGCCCCATATAGGTTTTGACGGCGTGAATGTTCGCTTCCCCGATGAAATCGGACCACTTCGCATCTTTGTTGAGGATCATGAAGCCGTATTCGGGGCCGAGTCCTAACTTCTTCAAGACAAAGAAAATAGTGTTGATATGCACTATAATTTCAGAGTCATAGGAAGTATCCAGAGGATCAAGGCCACACAACTGCTTAGTTACGTCGAGAATGCTGTCGGTATCAGTCAACCCAAGGGCTCCCGGACATTGTGCCGAAAACGAACTGGATTATCATCATTAGCGCCATAAACCACGTCACAAGGATGTAGAGCATGAATGCTATGATGCCGCACAGCAAGGAGAAGGCGATGGCTCGGAGTACGAGTTCCACCGCCTTCCCTGCCGTAAGCGTCATGAGTAACGACGGTTGATTTCTGCCTGAACGGCATCGAAATAAACACCAAGAGCGGCTCGCCGAGCGTCACCATTGCCATATTGTCCGGCAAGAGTTTCTTCAACGAGCTGATTGATGTTTACACCACCGTTGAGACGGCGATCTACTTCGGCCTGAACGGCTTGGTAGTGGACACCGAGAGCGGCGATGCGCTGTTCACCGTTGCCGAAGGCACCGATGAGAACCTGATCGGCGAGGTGGGAAATGTTGACACCCTGAGGAGCAACTCCACCGCCACCGGTGCGGGCATTGATGATTTCCTGCACTGCGTTGTACTGGTCTCCCAGTGAACGAATGCGGTCATCGCCATTTCCATGCTTGCCCGCGAGGACTTCGTCAGCGAGCTGATCGAGTGTCTTGGCTACCGCGACGGGAACGCCAATACCATGTCGACGGTTGACTTCAGCCTGAACTTCGTCGAACCTCCCACCGAGGGAAGCACGTCGTGCCTCTCCGGTGCCGTGGAGACCAGCGATGACTTCGTCGGCGAGCTGCCAAACAGACTTCGCCTCGACGGGAGGAGTTGCTGGAGTTGCAACCGGAGTTGCAGTACCGTTCATGTAACCATTGGCGAGATCACGAGTGCGAGGCATGAGCCACCAGAGGTTTCCACCGGGGCAAGCAGTGGCGAACCACTGGCGGTGACCTTGATAGTTGCCGTCAGAAACGGCGCCCCAACCATGACGGACTGCGATGTCAGCGAGAAGCGCGACAACTGCAGCGTAGGCCGCTTCGGAAATGGACCAAGAGTGGGGATCGTCGTCGTTTCCGTTGATCTGCCCACCTTCGTTCTCGACTTCGAACGTGATCGCTGGACCATCAGCTTCGAAGGACCCGGAAGTCCATGCTCGATACTCTTCCGGAACCTGACCCCAGATGGAGCCGTCGTTCAGGATGTTGTAGTGGACTGAGGCCGGGGCGTTCGGGTCAGTGAGCCGCTTCGTTCCGGCGCCATTCAGCCCAGCATGGTGGTGCTGGATGACTCGAGAGATGGAACGACCATGACGAGACGAGAATTTGTTGTGATGGGGAATCGTGCCCGAGATGAGCTGGGAAAATGTCATGCTGCTCTCCTTTGTGATGGTTTGGCCCACAGAAGCGTATCTCCGGGACGTCGTTCGACTACTGGGAGCGCCAGCAAGGAACGATCGCCATAGTGAATGGCATTGTGGGTTCTGTGGGTTACGGAGATCAGATACTCTGGGTCCAGAATATCCTCGTTGCCGTGGACGATGTCTTCGGGTACCATCGGATTCATGTGATGGATGAGGATTCGATCGTAAATCTCGAATCCGGGCATTCCAAGATCGCAACCGAAGTCGCGCGTGATGACTTCGTCCCGAATAAGACGCCATTCACGTGAACGATAGAACTGCTGGTTTCGATAGCGTTCGGAACCAAAAGTGCGATCGCCTACAACACCTCTAAGGCTTAGGTAATCGAACCGTTCCTCAAATGTGGAGAGCTCAGATAGCTCACTGAATGTACGGGTCATCGGGTTCTTCACTGTCCTGTCCAGAATAGCCACGCATGGCGTTCATGGCATCCTCGTAGAGCTTCTTCATCTCTTCAGCATTCGCCAGATCCTTGACCTTGGCTTCGACGAGAAGCGTTTCCTGCTTAAGCTTCTGAAGTTCCTGCTTCTGGACTGTCGAACCGACCTTTAGAAAATGGACGAGTTCTTGTGAAGAGGCAGTCCCCTTACGAATGCGCATTTCTACGACATCGTAAGCTAGTGCGGCTAGCTGGGCTTCTCGAGCTTCTGGAGATCTTGCTGGAGGAAAAGGCTCGAGGCTAATACCGTCCGGTTCGATCTCGGAGTCGTAGACCTTGCGAGGCTTAGACACTAATGCCGAAGACTTCTTAGGTCGACCGGGGTTAGCCATGGGCTTTCACCTCCTTAGTTATGCATACGTGTATGTGGTGATCCGAACGTAGCCGTCGTAGCAACCCCAAGCAACTCGCTCGAAGTAGGTACAGGCGTATCGGTAGCAGTAGTACGACCGAGTCGAGATTCCAGACCAGTAGCAGTAGCTGCTGTCCAACCATCGATAGAACGGTTTGACAATACCTCCGCCGATGCGCTGCTCGGGAACGACTTTGATCGCTGGAGCCGCCTTGTCGATGTGGACGGCCGTCGAGATTGACGTCGGTTCAGCTGCTGCGGCTTTCTGAGAGCCCACTGCAGAGATTCCGACGATGACAAGCAAGGCCGCGAACAGAATCGCAAGCCACTTCAGGTATTTCGGCATTGGTACCCCCGTGTTTAGAGTGGATGAAGTTGCCAGAGTGGCAAAATTATGCAAAAGTGGTCACACTATGTAGAGGAACCATGAAAGAGCACTAGATCTCGAACGGATTCTGAGCAATCCGCCTCTTGAAAGGAGTGTATGGGAGATGAACCCTATACTTTGTTGTGAGTTCTAGTGCCCTATCATGGCCACTCTACATAGTTTGGTAGTACTTTGGGTATAGTTTTTGCCCAGTGAATAGACAGTAGATATACGCGTCGGCATGGATCGATCGAGTCGAATAAACCATTATGTCCGGTGATAGCTACTGTCTTTTCAACAGGCAAAAGTGGTCAGTCCATGTAGGCTTTATACGGCACCTAGAGCTCGGCAACGCCAATTGCACAAACTAATCTCGCTGGCCGACCCGGAGACCGGAGACTAGGAGCATCTAGGTACCTTATAAAGCCTACATGGACTGCATCACCTAGGACTTGTCGGAAGTCCGAGTGCGGGAGGTGTTCGTCTTGGAGGAGGTTTCCTCATGCGCGGAGTGCGCGGCGAGCCGGCGGTCGATGACCTGCTCGTAGAGGTCCTGATTCGGGACGATGAAGTCGACGGGCTTGGTCAGGGCAGGCACTTTGTTCTCATTTTTGGGAGCTTCGGGCGTTTCGGCCATGATGGAACCTTTCGTTCGGAGACATTGAGGTGAAAACATTCCCGGGAAATTTCCCCCGGGGCATTTTTTAAGAGGGCGGCGATGCAGGAGGGGGGGCCTGTTTGCGAGACCCCTCCCCCCATACCTCTTTTATTCAGTTGATATGGAATTGTCTATGAAATTATGAACTATGACCGTGTCCTCTGATACAAGGATGTGCATTCCAGACACGTTTTCTGCAACAATCTCATCCATAGCATGATCGATTGCTCGACTTTGATCAAGTTCAGACAACTCATCACTAGTGATGCACACTCTAGCCAACAGTGAGAGGGTGTGGTGTCCTACTTGTTCATCATGCGCACGCCACCTATCAAACTCAGTGAAAGGATTGTATGGATTGTCTGTTGTAGACAGTAGTACTTCAGCCATACAGGTAGTACTTCCTTTCTTACTTAGTCTGTGGTGGGTGGGTTGAGTGCAGAGTCTAGTGTACTGGTGGGCACACCAAGAGCAGCTGCAATGTCGGCCTGTGTGAAGCCTCTTGCCATCATGGCTTTAGCTCTAGTGATGTTAGAGTTCGTCATTACTGTACGTTCCCTAGGAGTAGCGAGCTCCTTAATCACATTGAGATCGCCATTGTCAAGGATCTTCTCAAGCATGTTGGTACTGATAGCGCCTGCCTGTATGGCTTCCCATTGACGGGGGGTCAATTTGATAGACTGCTTCTCTGCACCGGTGCGGGCACGCCCTTCTTCTAGAGCAAGTGCTTTCGCTTTCTTGAGTTGTGCTGCATCCATGTCTGGCTCAGCCTGCCTCTTGGCCATCACTATCTGATTGGCTATGAGTTGGGCCTTGCGTTCTAGAGGCTTGTTCTTAAGGGCCTCGTTTAGAGCAGCGTTTAGTTCCTTAACTTCAGGGGCGTAGGCTTTCTTGGCAGAAGGGCTGTAAGGAAGGGGCTTTGTTGCGACCACGGCTTTCCTTGAGTTGTTGGCTAGGGCCTTCAACTTGTTGGCGTGATCTGCATAGACGTGCTCCATGACCGTGCCACCACCATCAGACACCAGTTTCCTAGCATCATCAACGTAGTCCATCTTCTTGACCTTAACGGTCTTAGGGATGGGGTCTCCTACATACTCCTTCTTCTCCTTGTCCCACTTACGGTAGGTTTCACCAGTCTCAACATAGACCTTCTTACCAGTCTTAGCATCAACAGGTCCACCATCCTTGGCCGATCGAAGCTTCCGATCATTGACCCGTACCTCAGACTTGGATCTTGAGATAATGGTAGAGGCGCCAGCATTGGACTTTCCCTGATACTGCTTTTTAAGTTCGGCAATACCATTGTCTTTAGCAGATTGCTTGTAATCTAGGTGGTGCTTCTCAGCATCGATTACTACCATGGAGTGCCGCACTGCACGAGCAATGTCGGAGAATGGGGCATCCTTGATAGTCATGTCTGTAATCAGATTAGAGACATCACCCATCTGCTGTCCCTTAGCCTTAGGCGTCATCTTAGGCGCATCGTCGGGCAGCTTATACAACTTCTGTGGGTTGAAGTTCTTTAGACCCTCGAGTGGAGCAGATGATTTTACCTTAAGCCCTACTGCAGGGTTTGGAATTACGAGTACTGTGTCACCGTCAAAGTCGGCCCCAGACAGACGCTCAGCCACTCTTGCATTGATGCCAATGGCATCTCGAGCCTGCTTGATTACGCTGTTTGCTTCACGATTCTTATTGTTGACCGTCAGTTCAGGAATCTCAAATGTGCCACCATGAGGGTGACGAATGAGTACTACTTTCTCGCCATCCTTATATTTGGGGGCGTAGACTTCGTTATCCTTGAGACTGTTGATCGGCAAGATTACGTGGTTTGCAGTTCTGGGTAGACCGGCAGCTTTCAGGTGTACAGCCGAAGAATCGGCACCATCAGCAAAGGACTCCAACAGTTTCCGCTTCACAACGGGGTTTGTCAGAGCCATGATCTCGTCATATTCTGCTTGCTTTTGATCGTAGCGTTTCTGGAGCTGAGCTTTCGCCAGAACCGGACTTTGCTTCGAAAGCATCTGGGAGGAGAGCTTATTAGACCATGCGGTCCAGTCACCTTCCTCGTTCACGATATTTAGAGCAGAAGTGACCGTTTCCGATCCATCCTTATTCTTTTTCGTGATTTGGCGAACCGCAGAGCCGAATGGATTTTGTTCATCCTTTTGGGGCTTCATGGCGGCGAGTTTATCGCCTTTATCGCTCTTGTTAGTATTGAAGACCATGTCAACGCCGTCAGGGATGGCATCGGAGTACATCGCCATACCCTTGAGGTAATGGGTTCCGTTTACGCCGATTCGAACCTGTGCATATCGAGAATTGCCCATATCGAGGTCTTTAACCCCTCTACGGATCTCAATCACACCGTCCTTGTCAGCGCCTCCTTCTTCAGCGTATCGAACGCCGACCCTTTTGAGGTTCACATTGAGTGGGGGCAACATTCCGAGGTTGGTGAACGTGCGACCACCATCTTCCGATTTACCTAGGAGCGGGACAATGTTGTCCTTGTTCTTCAGCACATCAGAATAGGTCACATCACCCTTAGTCAGCACTTTAAAGCTCGTGAACTGACCGGGGATCATCTGCTCGACCTTCAGGTAGTGGACTTTATAGCCCTCTTCCTTAAGTACAGCAATTGCCGTTCCCAGACGCTCATTACTGACGCCTAGGTGATTAGCCGTGCCAGCACCGAAGTCGATGAACTGCTTTTCATCCACCTGTTTACGAACGATGTCCGCAGTGGTCTGAATTGCGTCTTTGTCATCTTTCTCGGCTGCAGCGCGAAGGGCGCGAATGGAGGATTCGTTTTTCCCCATTTTTTCGCCAATGGCTACATTCGACATTCCCTTTTCGGCGTATTTAGCGACTTCTCGGATTTCAGCCCGTTTAATCGCATCGTTTGAGATCGACGTCAAAGCACGAAGCTGAGTTGTCGTCATCTTGTACTCTTTGCCGTCAGCGTCGACTCCACTAAATGCGTTCGCAATTTCGGTGGGGGTCATTCCCTGCTTCTGGAGCTCAGCAACGTGAGTCTTGAAGGATCGGGCTCGCTGTTCAGGATTGGCGCCACTACCCCATGGGTAACGTCCCGACTTACGGAGGACGCCTTCATGTCGAAGGAAGCTGGCGTCTGTCATTGCCTTAGTTTCTTTTTGCTCTTCAGTCATTGGGTCACCCCTCTCGTTAGGCAGCTAGTTCTTGCATCACTTGCTCGAGCATGTAATCGAACGTCTTAATCCGATCCATGATGAACGTGATGTTTTCTCGGAGTTCCTCTTGAGGACACTCGACGAAATCATCGTTTTGGTAGATCCGAAGAATGATATCATCGAAATCGAATGGAGAGTAGTCATACTCGAGGCAGCAGTAGGCGGCATACACCATCAGCTGATCGAAGGATGCTTTCGATACTCCGGTTTTGAGGTCGAAGATTCGCAGGATGACTTTATCGTCAATCTCTTGAATCCCGATACAGTCTGCAGTACCAAAGGCGTGGATCGAATAGAACAAAACCTGTTCAGGCTTCATTCGGAATCCAATACAGTGGTTGACGTACAGACTCATGGTCGTGTTGTTGCGCGGGAGCTTCTGACCCATCTTGATCAGCATCGCAGCAAGGTTGTGGAGTTCGGTTCCACGAGCAGCCTGTAGTTGGGTGTGAACCCATTCAAGGAACTTCTCGTTTGAGTACCTAATCCAGTGATACTTGCTGGCGCTGATAGTGGCGTGGCGACCGGCGAGTTCTGAATGTTTGTTGAATTGCATCTAACACTTCCTCTTGGTTCTCCGGGTAAACAACTGAGGAGAAGGACATGTCGTTGAACACCGAGATGTACCATTCTTGATTTGGTCGGTAATAGTCTTTAGCGCCTGTTGGCGGCTCGCGCTTGACTTCAAGGATGGCCCAACGATCATTCCACAAAATAAGAAGATCAGGTATTCCCTGATACTCACTTGAGTCGAGTTTGAAGATCCAGCAACCTGAAAATCTCTTTCGAATCGCTTCTTTGAGATCGGGCTGGAAGTCTCGCTCGAGTTTGACTTTTAGCTTTTTAGTTCTTCGAGACAAATGAGACCTTCGTTTCGCAAAAAGAAAGGGCAGGTATCTGTTAATTTAATTACAGACATCCTATCCCTCTCATTATACCCCATGTATAAAATGCGTGGGCAATGACCGAAAACTTGGGTTCGTGGCCAATTGGCCAGAAAACCCACCTTGTGGACAAACTTCTTATATATACCTCTTTTTCTCTCGATTAAAAGTTTAAGAAAATAAGTGGCCAAGTGGCCAGTTCGGTCAGCAAAGCGAAGTTTGTGGGCGCAAAAAGAGCCAAAAAGGCCCGTTTTCAGCTGTTTTAGCCTGTTTTACCCTCAAATTCTTCGGTCATTGCCCACACGAAGCTGGCCACTTTCAAAACCATTTCTGGCCAATTGGCCACTTATCTGGCCACTTTTTAAAAAACTTAGGCGGAAATGCCCACAAGAATTTCAAATAAGTGGCCACGTGACCAGTTACTGGCCAGCAGATTCTCCAACCGGCCACACATCTACTCGGAGAAGTTCGTTCGCCAACACTGTCCGGATCTCCTCAGTGAGGTAGCAGTTCCGATCGATGTCGTACTGCGGCTCAAGCGATAGTGAGAACTTGATCGTATTTGTGT